AACTCGTAAGCCTGGTCCTGGAAATCGGACCACTCGCTATTCTGTTTCGCATACCGCGATTCGTACTTTTTTCTTAAGTCGCTTTTTCTTTGCTGTATGTACTTTTGCAACGGGTTCGGCTGATTCATCCTCGTCGTCCTCTTCTATGTCAGATAAGTCTTTTAGAAAGGACGGTGCGAGTTCCGCCTTTCGATCAAATATAAAACCGCGCCAGTCGATACGGAACTCGCCCGTCTTAAACGGCTGACCCAAATGATTCTTCTTTACCTCGACGACCGCGTTGATGCCGCAGAAGTCTCCCTCGGTCTTGGAGCCCGCACGAATACGATTCTTCTGAGCGAATTTGAGCATGAGAGCCGAATGATAGATCGCTCCCTTGCCGCCGTATTGTGTGGTTTTCTCTCCGAACGAGTTCAGATTGTCGTACACCTGATTGATGATCACGAACGCGATGTTGGATTCCTTGATGAGAGCCGACACCCGTCGCAGCATACCGCGCACTGCTTTCGCCGCATCCATCGAGAACTCAGACTTGCGCTTCGGGTTCATCTCAGCCGCGCACGGAGTCGCCGCGAGAGAGTCCCAGACGACCGCGATTTTGCGGTCTTCCCAGCCCTTCGCTTTGACCATGTTGATGAGCGTCTGCATATGGTCGCCAACCTGCTCGATGGTCTTCGGTCGCAGGATAAGCATTTTCTTCACGTCGATGCCCATGCCCGATGCACGTTTGAGGGAATACTTGTCCTCAGTCTTTTCGAGGACAGCGACGCCGCCCTCTTTCTGCACGTTGAGCAGGACCGTATTGGCAAACGTCGTCTTCCCGCAATCCGGTGGACCGAATGCTGTCGTGATCAGCCCGCAGGGAATACCTGGCGCGTCGATCATTGCACAAATCTCAGCAGGCATCGGAATCCAGCCATTCACTTCGATGAGCAGGTCGTCCTCACCCGATGGTATCGTCGCCTCGTCTTTGAAAAACTCCTTGGCCTCAGAAGCGAACTCGCCGAAAAAGTCGTCGCCGTAGGTGTGCTTCAGCTTTTTCTTACGGATTTTGATTATCCGTTTTTCACTCTTCGTCTTCGTCGATTTTGTAGTTGGCTCGGATTTCATCGGTTTCCTTCCCCGCGAGGTCTTCAACAAATCGTTTGACCCGCCGAAACGCCTTTTCAGTCGTCTCACCCTCTCGAACGTCTGACTCCATGCCGACGTCGAAGCCCACCGAAGAGAACTTCGGCAGGCCAATTTTCACATTGAACGAATAGCTGACTCGATCTGGAGACTTCATATGCCCATCTCCTCAAACTCTTTTTCTAGGTCCGGGTCCGGCTCGTCTCCGTACTCGTCTTTTTTAGCGGCTTTTTTTTTACTGCGCCCTTTTTATTGAGCTTCGCTTTCGCCGCCGCTGCACGCTCGCGAGCCGATTTGGATTTGGACTTGGGTTCTTCGTCCTCGTCTTCTTCGTCGTCCTCGTCCTCTTCGTCCTCGTCGGAATCATCGTCTTCATCCTCGTCGTCGTCAGAGTCCTCGTCTTCGTCGTCTTCTTCGTCCTCGTCGGAATCGTCGTCCTCGTCTTCGTCGGCGTCCTCGTCTTCATCGTCGTCAGAGTCTTCGTCTTCGTCCTCGTCGTCGTCAGACTCGTCGGCCTCTTCATCGTCCTCGTCGGCGTCGTCAGCATCGTCGTCGTCTTCGACTTCGTCGTCCTCGTCCTCTTCGACGGGCTTGCCCTTTTTCTTTTTCGCGGGCTTTTTCTTGATATCCTCGTCTTCGTCCTCGTCGTCGTCGCTCAGTTCAACACCGACAGCTTCGATGTACTCGCGCATACGTTTCTCTTCGCTCTCCGTGTAGAGAGTTTCGAGATCAATCGCACTCTTGAGGAGCGGACGCAGCTTGTTCGGCACCGCCGAGTCTGAAGCCACGGGGAGCACCTGATATTCCGTGCGCTCACCTTTGGTTTTGCGGATGATTTTCAGATCGCGACCCTCGTCGAGATCATAGATCGCGCCCTCGTCACCCTGCTCGTGCATGATCTCGGACACAGCCGCGAACACTGACGGTTGCATAGCGTATGGTTTGACCGATGCCGAGCCCTTGGCGTCGTCGTACACGATCACGTTCATCAAATACTTCACGCCGCTTTTGAAATTGCGAGCGTCCTTCTGAACGTCCTCGTCCTTGCTCTTGATCATTTTCGCATACGCCTGACACAGCGGACAGACCTCGTCGAAATCCGTCAAACAGCGCACCGGAATGCGAGCGGTTCCACCGGCTTTCTTTTTCACCGGCATGAAATGGACGTTGACCTGTTTCCAGAAAAGAGTGTCCGGGTCCTTCGGGTTCGGCAGAATACGGATTCGTGTTTTGCCTTCCTGCGGAATGAACCAGTCGATTTTCTCAAACTTCGATGAGTTCGCTTCCTGCTCTTCGACGACTTTCTTCGACGCCGACAGCACCTTTGCGAGTAGCTTTTTATTCTTGGCCATGTGGTCCTTCCTTAATTGCCGCTGAGGGCTTCAATGGTTTCGGTGAGAATCGTCTGGAGCTTCTTGATTCGCTTCAAGAGGTCCCGCGTCTTACCGTCAATCGTACTTAAACCTTCTACAAATGGCGGGACATTCTCGATGAGAAAATCCACCCGCATCGCGAGGGCCTCGACAGACGCCGCAGCAACATGCTCAGTCACGTCCTCGTCTACGTCCTCGAAATCGACCTCTTCGACTTCCGACTCGAAGTCGTCCTCGTCCAGCATCTCCTCTTCATCGTGGATGCCATTGTCGCGCAACTCTTTATCGAGCTTGCGCTGTTCTTCTTCGACGTACTTTTCGGTTTCGGCATTGATCTCTTCGCGGAGTTTAGATTTGGCTTTGCCGATCAACTCCTGGATGCGCTTTTTGAAAGTGACATAGCCCATGCGCTCGGACTTCGTAGGAGAGCCCGCGCCGGAGTCGAGGAGTTCCTTTTGGAGCTTCTCATACTCTGATTCGGCGACCTTATAGTGAACGGTGCCGTCCGGGTTTACACGCTTCAATGTGGTCAGATAATAGCAAGCGTCGCTTGAGGGCACGAGATAGGTCGGACTCTTCATACGGCGCTCGATCTCTGGTCCCATTTTTTCGACGACGTTGATCATTTTGGAGATCGCCGCCTGATCGACGGTTGGGAACTCCCGCTGACAGAGCTTGTTGAACGATTCGACTTTGAATTTTTCAGCATCGTTCTCGTCGCGGATGGACTTCAGATGCTTTGCGAACAGAAACCAATTTTTGTGCATCTGGAGCAGACACTCGCGGGCAGAACCGATGCGCTTCTCAGCTTCCTTGCGAGCCGCAGCGGTCACGGGAACAGTTGGGGGGACGATGGCGAGTGCCTTGGTGGTGGTTTCGGTTTTCGTTTTTGTTTTCGTTTTGGACTTCGTGTCCTTGGCGACCTTCTTGGCGGCCTTCTTCACCGCCGTTTTCAACTTGGGCGGTTTGCCCTTGGTCTTTTTGGTTGTCTCGGTCGTAGTTTGCATTTTCATCTCCTATTTACTCGGTAACGTCGGCCTGATCTCCGAGCGTCGGTTTGAGGCTTTGGTTTGAACCATATCCTTTTTCAACTCGAAGGCTTTAGCGATCACCTTCAAAATCCGTTTCTGCTCGTCGAGTTCGATGAGCTTCATCTGAAAGCCACGATACTTTGGGTCAGAGCGGACATGGGCCTTCATCTGGTCCGCCGTGAACGGCTTCTCTCCCGCCGCCTGGCGCTTCCGAAACGCTTTCGCCTCGGTCTCTGCTATCCACGCCTCGAATGAGAATTTGACCTTGTGATACCGTGTGTCGGCTTTCTCAGAGAGGATTGCGAAATAACCAAAATTGACCGCCGCGTGATCAACCTCGGTATCTATGTCCTCGCTGATTTTGAGGTCCTTGCGGAGCCTCAGTTGAACCTTTTCAGGTATCAGACCTTCGAGTTCGTATCTTAAGTCTCGTGCCATCATTCTTGTAATACGATCAGTCGATGGTTTTTGGCTTAAATTTTTATCGCTCTTCGAAAGAATTTGCGATTATTCCGTTTTGACGCTCTTTGTAGACGTTCTTGGTGCCACGAATCTCGACGACCTTGTTCTCCCGCAGGAATTTGCGATAGACCACGAAGTCCTTCGGGAACACCGTGACGTCGATCATTTCATCGAGGTCCATAAGCGTCACAAAAGCCATCGGCTCACCCTTTTTAGTTTTGATCACCCGAACATCTGTGATAACGCCGCCGACCGCCACAGGGTCTTTGTCGTAGGCTTCCCGCAAATCTGATTCGGTAATGACGTCAGACGAAAAGGTTCCCTTGAGGTCCTTGATTTTTCGCTCGAAAAAGCCCAGCGCGTCCTTGAACTTCATCATCATTTGTTCTTCGGTCGGGGTGACGTAGGCCGCGACCTTCTTTGATTTCTTCCTGCGGAACTCGGTAAGTTGTTTGATCGCCGAGCGCCGGTCGTCCATCATATCGAACGCACCCGCGTAGATCAGGCTCTCGATCACGTTGTACTTCACGACCGATTTGTTGACCCGTGTGTAGAAATCCTCAAACGACTCATAGGGCTGACCCGCAACAATCGCTTGCGCCGCTTTCGGGCCGACGCCTTTGACCGACGAGATCGACCACACGATCTCCTGCTTCTTGGTCACGACGAAGTCGAGCTTCGAATCGTTGATATCAGGGAGCCGGTACACGACACCCATCTCCTGCGCCGCCCGTCGGTCGATCAGCATGTCCTCGGTCTTATTTTTGTTTATGTCCCAATGGAGTTGCGCCGCCCAGAAGTGCGCCGGATAGTTGACCTTCAAATACTGAGAGATGTAGGCGAGGACACTGTATGCAGCGGAATGTGACTTGTTGAAGGTGTAACCGCTGGCCTTTTCGATCTGGTCCCAGAGAGCCTCGGCTTTTTCTTTGTCGATGCGTTTAGATGCACCTTTGACAAATCGCTCTCTAAACTTTTTGAGTTTGTCTTTATCTTTTTTCCCAAGGGCAGAGCGTATAATGTCCGAATCGACGAGGGAAATTCCTCCCAGTCGATGAATGACTTCCATGAACTGCTCTTGGTACACGATGATTCCATAAGTCTCCCCCAGTTCTTTTTTCACATCCGAGTGAATGTATTTGACGGATTCCGTGCCGTTTTTTCTATTGCAGTAATCAATATGCCAACCATTCTCCAGACAGCCCGGTCGATAGAGCGCGTTTGCCGCGATCAAATCGTTGATCTCGGTCGGCTTCATCGTGATCAGCAATTCCTTCATGCCGTCTGACGCGAACTGGAAGACCCCCTCTGTCTTCCCCCGCTGAAACATCTCCCAGACTTTCATATCCGGTTCCTTCCGTTCTCTGGCGAGGATGCGACGGACATAGTTGTCGTAGGTGAGTTTTGTATCTGCATTTTCAAGAACGTATTTGATCACGTCGTACTCTTTGAGTCCGAGCACGTCCACCTTCATCAAGCCCTGCGCGATAATATGCTTGTCCTCGGACTGAGTCGCGAGAATCCGTTCGGTGGTTTTGTTTTTATTGTCCTTCAGCGTTTTGAGCGGTGTGATCTCGTGAACCGGCTCCGAGCAGATCACAAGGCCAGCCGGGTGCATACCTTGAGTTTTGATCTGGCCCTCGATCTCTTTTACCATGAAGCCGAGCTTCGGATTCGATTTGATCAGCGATGCGAGCTTCGGGTCGAACTCCATTGCCGCGTCGAGATCGTGAACGTCCTCTTTTTCGAGTTCGAGCTTCGTGGTGATCGCGAGGATTTCAGAGTGTGTGGCGGCGCCGGTCGCTTTCGCGAAGTCGATGAGCGCGGTCTTGAGCATCATACGACCATAGGTGCCGATCTCGCAAACATGCTCTTTGCCGTAGGTCGCGTAGATGTACTCCTTGATCTCTCCGCGATGGTTCGACTCGAAGTCGAGGTCGATATCCGGCAGTTCGCCCGACTCGCAGCGATTTTCATTCAAGAACCGCTCGAAGAGTAGATTGTATTCGAGAGGGTCGATTTTCACGATGCCGAGCAGGTACGAGACGAGACAGCCCGCCGCCGAACCGCGACCGAGGCCAGAATAGATTTTTCGCTTCTCCGCGTAGGCGATCAGGTCCCACACGATCAGGAAGTAATCTTCGAGACCGTACTTTAGAATCACGTTCATCTCTTTTTTCACGCGAGCGAGATAGTCAGCCTTCGGTGCGCGGAGATTCTTTTTCTCGGCAATGAACTCTTTAAATTTCTGCATCACGAGAGACTTGAGCATTTTCTTTGAGTCCGTGCCTTTGCGGTACTTCGGCAGGTATCGCTTGTCCTTCGGGAGTTCAAAGTCTTTGGTTTTCTCAAAAACCTCAGTGACGTTTTGGAAACCCGTCTTAAGGAAGCTGACCGGCAAATACTCGTGGTTTTCTCTGAACGCCTGGAACACCTGTCGGTCGGTCTTCAGCCATAGCGAATCGCACCCGTGGTCCTGTGTGACTGTCGAGGACTCGGCTGAGTCGGCTTTCCCGTAGCTGATATCCTTGATCACCTTCTGGATTGGCGCGTGCTCTTTGAGAATGTAGTGACAGTCGTTCGTCACAATAGGCTGGAAGCCTTTTTCTTTTCTGAGTTCGTATAAACCGCGATTGATTAGCTCTTGGGAGTTGAACAGCTTACCCGATTCTTTGTCGAGCGATTGCGTGTTGTGACCCTGGAACTCGACGTAAAAATCTTTGCCGAAAATATCTACGAACTGCCGGAAGCGTTTTTCGAGACCCATGTGTGGCTGGTCGTGAATCTCCCGCCAGATTTCATTCGAGAGGACACCGCCCTGACAGGCCGAGAGGACCACGAGGCCCTCTTTGTATTTCTTCAGCCATTCGAGGCCGATGCGCGGCTTGTAGTAATATCCGTCGGTGTACGAGAGCTTCGATAAACGAAGCATGTTTTGAAAACCATCGTAATTTTTCGCGAGCACGATCAGGTGAGAGGCTTTGCGAAACTCTGCACCGCGACCGAGAGGGTCGTCAATGTAGTAAAACTCCGCGCCCATGATCGGCGTGATTCCCTCAGCCTTCGCGAGTTTGTAAAACGGAAGCAGAGACGCCATCGTCCCGTGGTCCGTTATCGCATGAGCCTTGAAACCTTTTGTCTTGAGAGCGTCAACCCACTTTTTCGGGCTGAACAGACCGTCCGCTATCGACGCTTCTGTGTGTGAATGGAGATGTAGGAACATAGTCGAACTCCAGTGCTAGTTGGTTCGACTCAGCTTCAGTGAAATCAAATTCAAGTTGAATCGGTTCATTGAGTTCCACCTGGCTCTTCTGACACTGGCTCTCCGACTGCATCTGCTGTCCCCTTTGAGGTTTGTAGTAGTGATTCTATTCTTGCGGCTTGTGATTCTTGAATCGACATGAGTTCAGCGACCGCCGCACAAAGCGATGCGATCACTTGATTCTGGTCTATCCGATTACCCCCCGCTGCAATGACCTCTTTCGGAGAGAGTTGCAGATTCACGATAGTCCGGTTGGGTGTTAGTTGCTGGACGATTCGCTTTTTATTCCAGTCGAAACTCATTTGAGAAAACTCCTGTCCCAGAGGGACTGTGCTGTCACCGCCGTAGTCCTGAGTGACGCGAGGTTGAATTCAAAGTCTCTGAGAATCCGGTCCATCGGCTGGCCGAAATCGACCTCGATCAGTGGGACCTTAATTTTATTTACGAACTCTTTATAGAGCGCGATCTGTACGTTGTACTCCGCTGGAGTCACCTTCATACCGCCGCGAAGCTGCATTCGATTGAACGCGGTCATTGGCTCCGTGAAACAGTAAATGACCGAGTGTGGTGACTTGAGCCTTGGAAGTAGAACCGTGTCTGCGTAATCGTGCAACGCAATTTTGTCGGTCGGCACGAGTTTATTTTTTACGAGGTTCCAATAGTGGACGTCAATCGAGTCCCACACGCTGCCGATGGTCACGACGTCCTGTTTGTTCATTACCTCTTGAGCCTGGAGATGCACCGAGACCCGCTGCATGAAGAACTGGAACTGCCGCTCAAAGAGATCGACGTGCGGCTCGGCTGGCTCTTTAATCTCTAGATATTCGAAGTCCTCGCGAACGAGAAGGTCTTTGATCTCATGTTTGCCGGTGCCCGTGGCGCCGACGATACTTACCCACATCGCTGACGCTCCCTGAACGCTGCGACATTTTTTCGCACCAACATTCTCAAACAAATAAGACAACGCCGCTGTGGGTACGAACGACCACCCTGCTTTCGCAGCACCGTTGTTTGCACCGTGAGGCGATGGCCTCGCTTGCAATGAGTCTTAAAATGAATTTCGTTATTCTTTGCGACCGTCGTCTGCCGCAAATGTTCCGGGTTCACACAGTTTTTCACACGACACTTATGGTCAATGACCAAGCCTGGTATCAACTTGCCCTTGTGGATTAGATACGACATGCGATGTGCGAGGAACCCAGAGTATAGCCCATAGCCAGCCTTGCTGACAGGGCCGGTCCATAACCAATGACCGTCTTTATTTTCTATACGGCTATAAAATCGTTGCAGCCGCCGTTCGGTGATCTCGATGGTCTTCATACTTACGTAATACGATCAGTCGATGGTTTTTGGCTTAAGTATTTTTCGACTCGCTACGTCGTCCTATGTGATCATCACATATTACTCGCCGAGCACAGTGCGGTAATCGGTTTTCGTTGACAATACGTCCGCGACCTTCTGCTTCCAAGGCGTGTCGATCTCGCCGAGGTGGTCGTTCATGGCTTCGATCAGCCGCGTCCAGCATCGTCCGAGGTTTTCTGGCGCCGAAAAATTCACCGATTCAGTGATGGAGTCGAGTTCATAAACCAAATCACCTTTGCCGTCGAACTCTTCAGGGAGCAGGAGCTTGATCGCTTTTATCACCTTGTCGAGAGGTCTCATGTTTCACCAATTCCTTTTCGAACGCTTCGAGAGCGGTCCAAAGTTGCTTCACCAAGATGGAGCCCGTGTCGCCCGAATCGTAATTCGGTGGACCTGGCCATACCGAGCGCGGATAAATCTCATCGAGCAGAAGTCTCGCATTGAGTTTGAGGACTTTGGCTTTCTGCCAGAGCATCGTCGGAATTTGTTGGGTTGTCACAATGTCGCTCATAGTTTTCTCAGTTCCTTTCTAAACTCGCGGGCCGGGTTCTGCAAGTCACGGAGTTGTTTTTCTAGATCGCGTTGCTCGGCGAGCAGACGCTTCTCAAGCCGTTTCTGCTCGTGCAGTTGTTGATGGAGTGCTGAGATTTTCGCCGCCTGGCGTTTACGTCTAGTCAGTTTCAATTGAGTTGCTCGTGCCGCTGGCGTTTTTCAAAAGAGACGACCGCACCCGGAGTCATTCCCGACTTCACCGTGAAGGCGATCAGGCGACCCATGATCTGGTCGATGTTGACGAGACGATCTGGAGTCTGTGCGGTATTTTTGACCGACGTGATAAACTCATTCACCATTGTCTCCCCGAACATCACTTGCCGCTCGCTCATCACGCCTTCGACCTGGAGAGTTCGCATGATGATTTTCATTTTGAGGAGCATGATGCAAACGTCCGCCGCGTGAAATGCGATGTTTTCAGAGCAGATCGCGAGGTATTCGTGCTGACTCAGTTGATCAATCTCAGACTTCGGCCAGTACGTCGGTATTGGCGGTTCGGGCTCCTGCGGTAAGGGTGGGGGTTCGCTCGGCGTCGCAGGGCTCGTAGTCGGGCATGTCGAGATCGGCTCGGTCGTGGTGTCGGGAACTGATTGGGGTGTGGAGATAGACTTCTTCTTCGTTAATGAATTCCACATAAGCACCCCTTTGCCAGTGAGGACGTCGCGCAGTTTTGTGACCCATTTTGTAAATATCTTTGAGATGCGCCATTGCATGTCCCCTCTATCGGAATCTCCGCATGTACTACATGGTCTGTCAACGTCATTCATCGTCCGGTATTTCTTTTAGCGCGTCAAGAAATCCTGCGGCGGTGCGTTTTTTCTTTTGCTTTTGAAATGCGGCAGCGGCTTTGGACTCGTGCTTGTGCATAACCGCATCGAAATGCGAGATCGACTGTCTGACCGTAATGTCGAGAGGTGGACAGAACGTGGTCGCCACTTTCGCTTTGATCGTCGTATCGTAGATGCCACGATTGACCTCGCGATTGACCTCAAGGATTGAAATGTGAGTGACGACTTCTTCTTTGAAGAGTTCGCGTAGCTGATCAAACGCCTGCTTCTCTATGTCCTTCACGGGTTCCCCAGATAAAGTGCCCGCCTTTCGGTTCGCGCCTTGCACACGCGATAGCAAGTCCTACTTGGCGGGTTATCGAAACGATTGGCGGTGTTTACAAGTGTTAACAAGGGATGGTCAAGCTCAAAAAGTGAACGCCCACTTGCTAAAGGTGGGCGTCCGGCGCTAATTCATCCAGAAAGATATCTGGGGACAGCTTCGTGGATTCCTGGCCAACATAAGTGAAACCCCCTCTGAGATCAAGTCAAATTTTCGATTGGCATACATTGGATTAAATGCACACGAGCGAGTTCGCCGTCTTCCATTCGCACGTCGGCCAGATAGAGGTCCTCGATTTTCTCGATCTGTCCTCGCTCTCCTGAGAAGAGACCCATGATCTTTTCGGACTCATCAACGAGACCAAAGCCGTAAACTTTCACTCTCGCTCCGACTTCGAGTGGATTTGCCATACACCTTTATCGAAGAATCCGAGTGAGTGAGGCATGAGTGAAAAAGGGCGCTATTCATGTCCGAGGTGTGGGAGCTATTTACTAGACCATCCAGACGAAAAGGCGAGACAGCAGGAGTGGATGAAATGTCCCTCGTGCGGGTACTGTCGCAAGCGTTGGTGGAGCAGAGACGAGGATGAGAGAGGCATGAAGAAGAAAAAACCATAAGAGCTATGTTAGAGATTCCCTTGATGATAGGTTTTCAAAGTGATCTACGATCACAAGTCTCGAAGTCGAGAGAATCATCATTGAGTCACGAGCGATAGCGAAGTGCGAAATGCCGAGGAGCCGATAGGCGACGAGTACAGTGCGCGAGGCATCTACGATGCCCGCACCCCCTACCCCCTCATAGAGAGATCAAAAGTGTGTGTCAAGAGAATTAGAACGCGCTCTGTATCACGAGTGTTCCCGTTGACTCATATTGCGGGTTGTTTTATTTGCGCGAAACTATACTCAGACTTTTGGCTAAATTTTAACCGCCCGCTCATTTCCGAAAGTCGAACAACCGATCAGTCCTAGGTCGAAGAGATACCTACACGAGTGACTGCTCGTTCTTTTCGACCAACGTGTTCTCACCCCGCTGGACTCCTCAGCGGGGTTTTTTCTGCGCTCAGTCAAACCTATGTGACGATCACATAAAATATTTGCTTGCCGAAACCCGGTGTTGTACTACGCTGACCTACATGGCGTGCAGCAAGTGTCGGAAACCGGGGACAGCGCAACCGACGCTTCGCCAGAAAATCCAAAACTTCGCGCTCTCAATGACCAACGTACTCGCGCACGCCGCGAAATCGGGTCAGGTGATTGCGTCGAAGGACAAGATTGAAAAGCGAATTGCGATTTGTCAGACCTGTCCACATATAGCGAAGTATCGGGGGACCTGCCGCGTCTGCGGTTGTTATCTCGTACTCAAAACTGGTTTAGAGGCTGAAAAATGCCCGAGGAGTTTGTGGTGAGTGTCGATGAATTTAAACCGAGAGAAAAGCTGACCGTCGAAATGGTTTCAACTCGTATCATGTCTGCCATCCAGGATTTGATCAAAGAGAGCCGCATGATGGAGACGAGCGAGGAGATCGAACTCGTCCGACTCGGACTTGGATGCTCACTCTCCGGGCTTCACACTGTCTATCTGAGTTGCAGCAAGGACCCGCAAACTCAACAAGAGTGCGCCGCCGCGTGCATGGATACAATCCAACGACTGATCGGTTCGCTGAAGCGCGATCTCGACGAACTGAAAATCGAGGGAGTGTCCATCGTGGATTACAAAATTCCTGTTGGCGCGACTGACGCCGAGGTCAAGGCGATCATCGAAAAGGAAACGACTGACCCGGTTGTAAACTAATGCTCTCGATTGAAATCCTGATCACGAATACGCATTCGCAGATCGTCTGCAACGCAAAACTCCACAAGCTATTGTCCGACGTGCTCTCATACGAGGTTGAGGGCTCATTTTTCGCTCGTCGAAATAATCCATACTGGGACGGTCGCAAACGCTTTCTGAAAAAGGACGGCACCTATCCGACTGGACTCACAAAGATGGTCTGCAAGTGGTGTCGTGAAGAGGGCGTCAAGTACACGTTCAAAGACCTGCGCGAGAAGCCGACGCCCGATGTGACCTACGCGCCGACGTTCGATAAACCGCCGCGCTATTATCAAGAGGACGCCCGCGAGGTTTCGCTTCGCCGATTTCGCGGAGTCTATCTCATGGGCACGGGCGCCGGTAAAACTCTGACCTCAGCGTTGATCGTCGCGGCTCGCGGAGTCCAGGCCCTTTACGTCACGCCCGACACTGGACTGCGTGAGCAGGCATACGACGACTACAAGAAGTGGTTTGGCGAAAAGATGGTCAGCCGCGATATCGAATCAAACATGCCAATCGTGATAGACAATATCCAGTCGCTCGTGAGAAAAGACCCGGCATTGTTCAAGCGATTTAAAATGCTGATCGTCGATGAGTTCCATCACTCGGCGTCTGATTCTTACATCGACATGAATCTCCACTGCACCGAGGCGTTCTATCGCTATGGCTTCACCGGCACGTTCGTTCGCACCGATGGCACTGACATGCGGATGCACGGAGTTCTCGCCGATATCATTTTCACGAAGACCGCGTCGGAGTTGATCGAAGAGGGTTTTCTGGTCCGACCATATATTACGATGTGGCAGTTAAAACTCCCGCGCAAGGCGATGAGCTACAAAGAAGCCTACGCATTTATGAAGACCTACGAGCCGATGAACGAGATCATCGTCAACCGCGCTATCGAGAAGTCGATCAAACAGAAAAAGCAAACGCTCATCCTGGTCCGGCACAAGGACCACGGGCGCCTTTTAGAATCTCGGATTCCTGGCGCGATCTTTGTCTCCGGCGACGATTCGATGGAAGACCGCAACGCGATCAAGAAGCGATTCAACGATAAAAAACTCCGCTGCATGATCGGCACTTCGATTTTCGGTGAAGGTCAGGACATTCCATCCATCGACCATCTGATCAACGGGCGCGGAGAGAAAACGGAAATCCAAACGTCGCAAGGAGTTGGCCGCGCATTACGCCTGGCTCCCGGCAAAGACAAGGCCGAAATCGACGATTTCTTTTTTGTAGGACAGAAGCATCTCCAGTCCCACAGTACAGAGAGATTGCAGACTTATCGCAAAGAGTCTGCCTTCCGGGTCCAGGTCGTTGAGCCCGCTGCGCCATCACTTTTTTCTTGATCGAATCCTGAAAATTCGACAAAGTGGCCTTCACGTAAAAACTGAGTCAGCTTGTATTCAGCTTTTGTATGGACTTGAGGGGGACAGCGTTGGACGATTCTTTCAGCGATGCGCTATTGTGGACGCTAGTAAATAAATTTTCGAGTAAGTCGAAAATCCACACCGCTGAAGATTTAATGTCCGAGGCTAAGGCCGCTGCCGCGTTCGCAATCAGGGAGTACAACGTAAATAAAAAGGCTTCACTGACCACGTTCGTCTATGAGTGCGTGAAAAATCGCCTGATAGACGTGACGAAGGCCAAGGAGCCAGATTTTATTTATGAACTCCCCGAAGAGACGTACACGACAGAGGATGATTTGAATTTCTCCCTCACCATGAGGGGTCTGCTCTCGCCGGAAGAGTACGCGATTTTCTACATGCGATTTGTAGAGGACTACTCTGAACGCGAGATTGCCCTCAAACTGAAGACACACAGGAAGAGGGTGAAGGAATGTTTGCACCGCATTTTGCAACGATATCTGTCCATCGAGAAGAACCACCATCGGATTTCGACACAGCGGCGGCTCGCCGCAAAGTGGCTCGACGATTCTCCGAGCTTGCAGAACGAATAGTAATCCAAGACTCGCTCAAAACCTATAAGCCAAAAGAGTCCAAGGCCGCTCAACGCAAATTCGAGCGCATGATGGAGTTCGACGCCCGCAAAGAGGCGATGAAGAACTTTATGAAGCTGTGGAATGAGTGGCGCGATTTTTATTTCCATCTCCCGCCGCTCGAACTGAAGACCGCAGGTCAGATCACCGCCATTGAGGGAGCGATTGACTTTTGCAAACAGCGAGGCTTGGATTTAAATCTCGTGATCGCGTGTCTGCATAAGTCCTACGAGAAATCGCGCACGATGCGACCGGCGTATCACGAGATCAAAACCAAAGGTGAGGAGAGATATCACCAATACTTAGACGCCGTCGAATCGGATATCGAGATGGCTGAGATTGAGAGGTTGTCACTCGATGGCTAAAGGATTTGCAGAGTTCAGCTTCGGCCCAGAATTCCAACAAGAGATGCTCGCTCTCATGCTTCAGGACGCAAACGTCGCATGGAAAGCGATCAAACATATTCCAAAAGAGCGGCTCTATTCAGACGCTCACCAATATCTGTTTGATCGAATCAAGCAGAGGGTCGAGCGCGACAATACGCTGCCCACATTCGTCGAAATCGAGGACCATCTCAAGACCGTAGAGAAGCACCGCCGACGGATGCTCAAACACTTTTGCAAACGGATTTTCGATACGACCGTCAAGTCCTCGGACTTCATCAAGGACAAGCTGACCGAGTACGCGAAGAAAAATGCGTTCATCGAAACCTTTCAGTCCGCGCAGACCCTCTACAACTCGAAGAAACATCAAGACGCCTACGACTACGTGCTCAACGGCATTGGCGATCTCTACGGCATCTCATTCAAAGAGGACGCTGGCATCTCGATCAACGATTTTGAGGACGTTCGTCAACTCTACGTTCGGTCGGGAGCCGCTGCCGGAAACCGCATACCGACGATGATCGGGCCGCTCGATGAGATTTTGCGTGGTGGTTTGGAAAAGGGCGAACTCGGTATCATTCTGGCCGAGCCAAAGAAGGGCAAGTCGATTGGACTCATCCATATGGGCACCGCTGCGCTGAAAACGCTCCGAGGCCGGGTTGCCCACTTCGTCCTTGAGGGCACGACAGAGCAGGCCATATTGCGCTATCAGAGCCGTCTCTCAGAGATCGAGTACCACAAGCTGGAGTCCGACGCGATCACGACTAAGCAACGCCGCCGACTCGTGAAGCTCCAGAAGAGGTACACCGACCGGCTCGACCTGATTCCAATGAATCAGCATTGGACCTACTCGACGATGGATATAGAGGCGAAAATTAAAGAGTTGACCCGTGCCGGTCGCAAGCCTGATCTCGTCGTGATCGACTACGCCGATCTGCTCAAGCATCACGAACGCGCTGAAAATTTCCGGCAGGAACAGACGATGGTGTACCGCGATCTGAAACGAATCGCCATGATGCACAACGTAGCCCTGTGGACGGCATCGCAAGCGCGACGACCTGACAAAGACCCCGACAAACGCTACACACTGCGGGCGCGTGATATCGCCGAGAGTTTTGAGAAAGTCCGCATCGCCGATCTCGTGGTGACGTTGAACCAAACTCTCATGGAGCGTCGCTGGGGTTATATGCGCTTTTGCATTGATATCTATAGGTCGTCCGACACAGATAAAATCGTGCGACTGATTCAGGATTACGAGCGGATGATCTTTTTCTCAAAGCGCCTGGGTCACATTGAACGTGAGGAGTTACCCTCGTGGATTCGCAAAAAAGAAGACTCCTAGAGGTCGGCGACCGGGTGATTTTCTGGCCGACGACGAGCCACATTCGCAGACTCAACGTCGGTACGGATTACATCGTGCGCGAGATACACTGGGACGATTCCAAATATGAAAATGGCAAGTCGCACCCGATTCCACGGAAAGTGCGAACCATCTACGTTGACAACGAGGTCGGAAATCGTTTTGGATACGCGGGCAAGCATTTCATTCCGTCTCTAGAGAATGTGGTCTTTAACGAGGCCGTGTTCGCGGAAGCCGAAGCCAAGGCCGAAGCTGTTGAGGCGACAAACTTTCACCTGGCGCTGAATGAGCTATGAGTAAAGATATCAAGTTTGATTTTTTGAAAGCCGACGCTCGATACCCTGGATTCGATTTCGCATCTTACCTCGAAGAGAAAGACCTGGAGTTCAGAAAGATGGATTCCGGCGATCATGTTGAGTGGGCGATCAACTGCCCGTCGTGCGTTGATCACGGAGAGCCGACGCCGGACATGGCGAAGAAGCTCTGGGTGAACCTGGAGATCGGAAAGTTTCACTGTTACCGCTGCAAATGGTCCGGGCCGCTGACCCGGCTGGTTGAGAAGCTCTCGAACGTGCAGTTCCCAGAGGCTCTCAAAATTCTTAGAGGTGAAGCTCTCGACCCGATGGAGCATTTGAATCTCAAACTCTACGAGGAGACCTACGACTTTTCAGAGGACGAAGAGGAACTCCACGAGATCGAGATGCCCTACGGCTACGAGCCGATTGAAGGGCCGCATCCGTATCTCAAACAGCGCGACATTCCCTGGCGATACGCTCGCGATCACGAGTGGGGAATTTCAAAAGCCGGGTTTACGAAGGACCGGCTGATCGTGCCGACGTTCATGGAAGGCCGCCTTGTTTACTGGCAGGCTCGCGCAACCTGGGAGACCACCAAGAAGGAGCGCAAGGTTCTCAACCCGAAGGGCGTTTCTGCTCGCGGAGTTTTGTTCAACTACGATATCGCGAAAAAACATGATGTGGTGGTGCTGACCGAGGGGTTTATCGACGCGGTCAAGGTCGGAGAGCACGCGATGGCAACCAACGGAAAGAAACTCCATGCCGAACAACTGGAGTGGCTGAAAGAGACCCGCGCCAAGAAAATCATCCTCGCCTACGATAACGACGCCTGGACGGATGCCAAGCGCCGGAAAGGGACGGACGAACTCGCCGATGGCGCGTCCTGCTCGATCAAAAAGGCCGTCGATCTCCTACGTGTCTATTTTCGAGTCAAGGTTGCCAGATTTCCCGATGGCCGGGACGCTGGCTCCTACCCGTATCAATCTGACGATCTCAGAAGAATCCTTAAGGCGGCAAAGACGCCTCGTTTCGAGCACGGCATACACTATAAATAATACACGGATTGCCTTTCGTCCTACGGTGTCGTACACTGTAGTCAGGCTAAAACGAAAGGTGGTTTCCAATGTCTACAGTACGAGCCGCAGTCCTGATCGCGATGAAGCTGATCGAGGAGCGCGTCGAGCGTATCTATGATATTAACGAGGGCTTTGACGGTGAGTGCTCCGCAGAGGACCTCGCGAAAATGGCCCTGGAATCCTTCGGGACTCGTCCAGTGCGTCCGGCTAAACCGGCACCGGCACCGACTCCCAAACCCGCTGCAAAAGCTCGCAAGTCTGTCGCCTGCAAATACTGTCACGAGACCGGCTTTCACTGGGTCAAAGTCGCTGGCGCCTGGCAATTACATAATGACGCTGGCGTGAAGCATACCTGTCTCCAGCCGCGTCCGGGTGAGGTCGCTGGCGGTGTGGGCGTGCGGACGACTGAACCTCGCGACGAGCGCGTCTCGCGTGAGCATTGGAACCGTCTCATTGAGATTTTCACTGACATGAAGACAAAGGGTGTCCCGCGCTCTGAGGCGACTGACGCTCTGGAATACGATTCTGACCAGGAACCGGCACCGCCGTCTGTGATGAATCGCGCTCTCGACCGGGTGTACGGCAAAGCCGGTGACGGTCTGCGAGAGCCCGCTACATTTTCTGAGGCTTTGAGAAAAATATAACCTCACGCTTTGCGTGACGCCCGCTGAAGTAGCCGAGTTACAGGTGGAAGGCGGGCGGATTTTTGAGGGAGATTTTATGCAAAAGACATTTAGTTTCGAGTCTGTGAATTTTGAAAAAGACCTAGAGGTGATCATCGACTTCTCGTGCTCCGATTCGGACGGCGCGGATTGCTGCATCGACGAGGTCGCGATTTTCAATGGCGACGTCGAGGTCAAGCCCGATCAACTCGCTGAGGGCGAAATGGACCGACTGGAAAGTCGTGCTCAAGAGATCGCCGACGAGAATGGTTATGAAGCCTATCAGGACATGTGTGAGGCTCGCGCTGACGCCGCCTACGATGCGTGGAAGGACCGTCAGATGGAAGAGGCCAATGATTAAACTCATCCAGGACGACGAGCGGATGAACGACTTCTCCGAGTGTTACGCAATCCTGCGTGACGACGGCGTAACGACTGGTCACTGGCTCGTCGCCTACTGGTCCTCTGAGACCAACTATCACGGCGTCTACATATATCGGTTCGCCTATGTGAATCTGAGCGGCAATTTCTCGTGGATTCAGAAGACCGCACCGGGCGAGATGCCGGACCCATACACGTTTACAGATCGCGACGATGCGGCTCGCGGGTACATCCGGTATGTCTATCATACGACAGGGACAGGATTTTTAGAGGCTTTGAGACGAATTTGACAAATGTCGTACAGCGTGCGACACTGGCTTACAACGGCTAAAACGAAAGGTGGATTTATGGCAATCAAGGGTAAAAAGGATAAGGCAGCACCGGAGCTTCCGGCTGAGTTGGACGATCTCTGTCTGCGCGGTTTCACATTTCAGCAACTCTGCGATGCCTACGAAGAGAAATTCAAAACCGTGAAGGGCAAGGTCGAGACCTATCTGAAGACGACCGACGACTTTGAGGTCACTGAGGGTGAGGGTTTCAAAACGCCCTACGGCTCGATCATTTACATGGGCCGCAGCACCAACAAGTACGACAATGACGCGATCATCGAATTAATCAAATCGAAAAAGGTGTCGCTCGAACAGGTCCTCTCATGCGTCACGGGTTACAAAGCTGATGAGCTTGAGAAGACTCTCTCATCCGCCGTCTTCGAGACGGTCTGCACGAAGACCGAAACGAAATCTCTGACGTTCCGTGCGTCGAGTGAGTTCAAAGAAAAAGTGCGCTCGGAACTGGACGCGGAGTCGCCGACTATCGCTCCCATCGTCGAGGCGCTGGACGAGGTCAAACCCGCATCGGCAAAACCGGCGAAGAAGGAATCCGCCGCTGACAAAGCGAAAGCCGCGAAAGCTGCGCTCGCCTCGAAAGCTGCGAAGAAGGGTGCGAAAAAGTCCGCGACCGACGACCTTGATGCAATCCTGAAGGGAGAGTAATCATGGCGCTGCGGAGATTTGAATTTACGAGCGAGTCGTCTAACAAATTTTGGCAGATCGACACCGAGACCGGCGAGGCGTCGTGGGGGCGCATCGGGACCTCTGGGCAGTCAAAGACCTACGATGGTCACGAGATAGCTGGCAAAATCGCAGAGAAACTCGGCAAGGGCTATGTCGAGGTCGGTCGGCGTCACCCCGGTCTGGAAATGGCCGACCGAGATTTGGCTGAAGCCCGTCGTAAGAGCCGCGCAGAAAAGGTCGCTCCGAACTTCATGTCCGAACTGAGGAAGATTAAATGAAAATACCAGTGCTGCATCCGAGCCGGTGTACGGCAGGACTTCCAGAGGACCTCGAAAAAGAGTACCTGATCGGCGAAGAGAAACTCGACGGGTCGCGATACCTGCTTTACATCGGGTGCGACCCATACGAGCGACAGAAGGGAAACGCGCTCCTCTCGCGCCGGGTTTCCGTAACCGATGAGAAGCATGTTGACAAAACCCAAAACGTGCCACATATCACTGGCCTACATTATGAAGGACTAGAGGGGACAGTGCTGGACAGTGAAATACAGTCCGCAGATTTTCTCTCTACAAACTCGATTATGAACTCATCGCCCGCTTTGGCGATTGCGAAACAGAATAAGATAGGTCTATGCACCGCTTGGGCGTTTGACGTGCTCTATTTCCGTGGCGTGGACGTGACCGCCCGACCTCTCTCCGAGCGCAGAAAAATCCTAGAAACCGTCGTCACTCGCATGGGCAATGCCCATGTCAAATGCATTCCGCAGTTCAAATCAGGTCTCGAAAAACGGTTCAAAGAAATCGTCGCCGCTGGCGGTGAGGGAATCATCGTCAAGGACACCCGACAGGCATACGGAGTCGGTTGGGCGAAAATGAAAAAGTCCTACGACGTCTCGTGCATAATCTCTGGTTTCAAACCCGGCAAAGGAAAGTACGCCTCTGGAGTTGGCTCGATTGCTCTCTCAGTCTTCGTCGGCACCGATCTAGTCGAGATCGGTTTCGCATCGGGCTTTGATGATAAGGTCCGCGCAGCAATGTCGGCAAAACCGCACGCCTATATCGGCAAAGTCGTGGACGTCTACGCGCAGGAAATCCAGAAGTCTCAGAGGTCCGCGAAGAATCCTGTGGGCCGACTCAGACACCCGACGTTCTATCGGTTCAGAGACGATATTGAATCCGCAGATTGCACGAGCGAAAAACTGCTCGCTGATATCGCGACTCAGGCAAAATCGAGACGCAAACGGGAGTATGCTGAGTGAAAAAGATCAAGCACCCGTTTTTCGACCAACTCAAAGAGATCACGAAGCGAGACATGTGGAATGCTTTCGAGGGTGCTCCGTTTCCGAAGCGCGAGTTCTACAAGGCGCTCCGCGAGGCTCATCCGATAGTTTTCGATTCTCGCTGCACCGAAGAGGGCATCCAGCACGCCGGTATTGAGGTCGATCATATTGTGAAAATTCCTTCTCGCGAGCAGGAAGCAGAGATGTTCGAGCGACAGCACAAAGCCGCCTCAAAGGTCGAGGAGTTTTCTCTGCCATTCGCCACGTCGCTTTATCTGCTCACGAACTGTCAGACCATCGTGCGAAACGCCGGTCGCGGCTCAGGAGTGAAGGCCGTCGATCATAATATGCTGATCTATAAACGCATCGGCTATCTGCTCAGGGAGATTTCGCCAGAGAAAATCCGCGTATTTGATTTGATGATCGTGAAGCCGACGCAGAAAAGAGGCGAAGAGAGATTCTTCCCGGTACTCGATTTTCTCGACATTGATTTGAAAAATCCAGACCCGAATCTCGCAAGCGACACCCTCTCGATCAACCGATTCACAAACATGATCTCGGTCAAACGCATCGGCATCGAGCGGAGACTGACCGCGACCTATCGGGACGAGACCTCTCTCACGAAGTACACCGTCGCCAAATACGACAATGTCATTCATATCGCAGACAAAGAGGAGTACGAGTACACGCCTCTCGGTGAGGACTCCAATGTCGAGTTCAACTATACCGGATTTTGGCGAGGACATTGGCGGGCGTTTTATTACCCCGACACGATCACCGATTCATTCGGTCGCAGAGTCGTCGATTACACCCGCGTCGGGAAATGTCGAGAGGGCACTTACAACGTGCCGGGGTACACATGGGTCAAGGAGCATATAAAAGGCGACCCCACGGTCGCCGAAATCAAAACCAGAGTCGTAAAACACGGATAGGAGAAAATATGAAGGAAGGAACGATGGAGAAAATCCAAGAGATCAAGACGCTCATCAAGGGCGGCATGAAGCTCGGCGATGCTCTCGAAAAAACAAAGACCTCGCACAATACGTGGTACACGTACAAAAACAAAAAAGCGCCTCAGAAAAAGGCCGCGAAACCATTTGTGCAGGAGTTTTCGATTCCGCGAGAGAGGTACAACACCCCAAACAAAGTCGTCGCTGTCCTGGGAAATCCGGCATCGGTCGGCGAGTTCATAAAGAAGTTCTTACATGAAAAGTGAAGAGGTCTACACCCAAGCGGTCGAGAGGCTGAGGGACCGCACCGACAATCGGCTCGCGAAAATCGTTTTCAACGCCGACCTGAGATCGGGTCACGTCGGCCTCGCGGCGCAGGCGAAAAATCTGAAAATCAATCTCGATCAAATGTCGGTCGGTGAGTTTGTGGTATTCATCAATCGCGCCCGCAGTGCTGCGAAATTCATGTCGCCCGATAAAATCCTGATCTCCCATTGGCGGATGCCAAACGGCGGTCGGATGAATCCGAAGGTGATCAAACTGATTCCCCGCTACTTCAATGGTCGTGAGTTCCACTACGACCAGGCGCTCGCAAAAGTCGTTCGAGATGAGTTTCACGTAGATGATTTTTAACCAGGAGTTGACAATGAATAGAGCACAAGTGCGAGAGGCACGAGCCATCGCCTTACGGTTGTACCTGCACACGAGACGAGCCAATATCGGCTATCGCTCTTCGATGCAGATTTTAGGAATGAACTGGCCGCACGAGCGGTTCGAGTTCAACTACATACTCGGTCGCATCGTCGAGCTTGACGCTGAGGCCGGTATCACAGAGGCACGCAAAACCGCGTGTCGCTGGGTCGTTCGCCAGACGGGTCCGCACGCCGGGACACCGGGCATCGGCTACATCGGCAAAACACAAATGGAAGGTATTGTTTAAATGAAAACGCCCGCGACTGACGAGTCCAGGGCTTTTGACGCTCTCGTGGGCAAACGTAGCCCGCGAGGGCCTCTCTTAGCGTATTTGCTTTCGTTTCTCATGCCTGGGACCGTCCGGGCGATCAGGAGAATGGAGCGCGACCGGCTGAGGACCGATCTCAAACTGGCACTTATGATCGGGCCGCTTTCTCAGGTCGAGAAGCGTATTGATTCAATACTCTGCGGTGCCAATTTCAGAGATATCCAGATAGAGCCGCCGCTGACCGAATCCGAATTCTCAAAAACGCACAATCAGCCCGACCCACCGCCGTCTAGTTTCGTCTCAGACCTCAAAAAGATCGACGATTGACTACTGTCGTACAGTGTCGTACACTGTAATCAGAGGTGAGACATGAATTTAGCATTCTACCTACTCAATCTGGTCGCGAATCCGGCAATCGTGCCGCCGCCGACAAACGTGCAGGTCGTGGTCGAGCCCATCAAGGCTCCCTCGATTCCTGTCGAGACGAAGGACGGCGCGAAAGCGTGGTTTCATCCTGCACCGGGAGCGGTCGATGAAAACCAGTAAGCAAAAGTCCGCACAGATCAAACGGCTGAAAAAGGCCAAGTCCCTGCTCGCACAGGCGACACGGATTCTTAGCTCTCTCGATTCAAACGCTTTGCACGCCGAGGTCTTCCATGCGACCGGCGAAATCGACTCAGACATACGGGCCATTCAGAATGGCCAATGGGGGGACGAATGAAAAAGGGCACGCTGATTTACTGGTCGGTCTCTGATTTCAACACGACGACCGAAGAGATTTCGAGCGCAGGTTTCGAGGACTTCGTGCCGCGAAACGACTATCGCACGGCGATGCTCAAGGCCATTCGCGAGTACGTGAAGGGCGAAGAGAAAATGTACCGTCGATTTAATGACACATCGGCCTCGGTGAGTTTTGCAATCCTGATCGAGAATCCGACGTCCACCGACTATACCGTCCGCAAAGAGGCGATCATCACGGTCGATAAGACGACCGGCGCGGCGTCGCACCGATCACCCGAAGGCTGGGACGTGACGCCGATCAAAAAGGCGTATGATCTCGCCAAGGACACGCTAAACTCTGACCAGTTCCGGCGCGTGGTGCTCGATTATGTCGAGGAGCGCGGCGGGGTCTCGATGCGACCGGGCGGCGGAATCTACTTTGTCGATAATGACCTGGAAGCCAAATGTCTGCCAAAACTGCGCGATCTCTTCGGCAAATTCCCAGGCAAAACGATTTTCTACGAGGTCCCGATCTACGACGACTCGGCAACTCTCATCGCTCTCGAAGACGCGACGTCTGCAAAGATTTTCGGCGATATCGACGAGATCGTGAAAGAGGTCGAAGACAAATTCGCGAAAGGCGTGCCGGTGACTCGTAGGCAAATCGAAAGCCGCTGCGAGGATGCTCAGGTCGTGGTCGCGAAAATCAGATTGCACGAGAAAAATCTCCGCTCGAAGGCGAGTGAGGTCAAACACAAGCTGAAGGCTGTCGAAGCTGTCCTCAATGAGATGTTGGCGAAATCCGCCGACATTGTGGACCCCAGCGAGTTCAGCGGATTGCTGAGGGGGTTATGAAAACGATACCAGTATTTTACAGTCCAGAGCAGACCGTCCACGAGAATCAGTCTTTCTCGCCGAGCGCGGGAAAGCCGGTCCATGTGGTCCGGTCCTGGCTGGACCAGGGGTTTCCGATCTCGCTCCACAATGTCGTGCCGCTGAGGGCAAGCCAGATTGCGCTCGCCCACGACGCCGCCTTCGTGCGTGCGGTCCTCAAGTGTGAAACCGCCAATGGATTCGGGAATCGCTCTCCAGAGGTCGCCAAGGCCGTCAGATACACGACTGGCTCGATGGTTGGCGCCGCTCTCCACGTATTCAAGCACGGCGGCGTAGCGGTGTCCCCGACGTCCGGCTTCCACCACGCGACCTGGAATCACGCTGGCGCTTTCTGCACTTTTAATGGTCTTATGATCGCGGTCCAGGCTCTCCGGCTCCAGGGTGCGAAAAAGGTCGGAATACTCGATTGCGATGCCCATTTCGGTAATGGTCAAGAGGACATAATCAAAAAGCTCGGCCTCGAAGACTCGGTTCGTCACTGGACATTCGGCGGCGAAAATATCACCAAGTCCACCGCCGAGGAATGGCTCAAGGAATTTCCGAAAATCGTGTCGAGATTTCAGGATTGTGACGTGTTACTCTATCAGGCCGGTGCGGACCCGCATGTCAATGACCCGCTCGGCGGGACGCTGACTTCTGAGCAGATGCGTCGGCGAGACAGGATTGTGTTTGAGGTTTGCAAGCGGCTGGAGATAGCAGTTGCTTGGAATTTAGCGGGCGGATACCAAGAGCCGCTCCGAAAAGTGCTAGACATACACGACAGTACGATGGCAGAGTGTGTCTGCGCGTATCTTACAAATAGGGAGATCGCAAATGAAAAAGATCGAAAAAGCGACCGAGAAAAAGGTTCCCAAAAGGGACACGATCACCATTCGGTTAGAGCCCGAATGGGATGAGTACATCACGCAGGTCGCCGCTGAGATTGAAAAGCGCGAGGACTGGCCTTGCACGAAGACCTGGGTCGTCACTCAATTGATGAAATATGGGTTGTCTTCTTTTGAGAAACATCACAATATCCGCCGCAAATCAGACCATCTGGGCGGGAAGACGGCGTAGGACGGCGTAATATTTCGCTTTACATCGCACCACCTTTCGGCTATCCTGGTCTCAGGCTAAAACGAAAGGTGGTTTCAAATGTTGACATGCAAAGTTTGCGGACATAAACACGCGACTCAGATAGTCGATCATATCGAGCGCGAGCACGCCGATCTCGCTAAAGACGGCACGAAGGCGCTTGAAGCGTATATGGAGAAGTACGGCGCGGACATTGACGACGTCGTAGCACCGGAGAAGACTGAAAAGAAGCGCAAGGGGGACAGCGTGTCTGACACTATAAAAATCCGAAATGCCGAAATGCCCGTCCGCACCGGGACGATGGAATTCATACCGAAGCTGAATCCGGGCTATGTCTTTGCGACATTTGACGAGGATATCTGCACCGATATCAAAGAAAACCGCCGCGTGATGCTCGTCGGGCACACTGGCACCGGCAAAACCTCGCGTATCGAGCAAGTTGCCGCTCGCACAAATCAGGGCGTGCTCCGCGTGAATATGAATGGTCAGACCACGGTCGGCGATTTCGTCGGCATGTGGACCGTCAAGGGCGGTGAGACCGTGTGGGTCGATGGGACTTTGCCGAAAGCGATGCGTGAGGGCTATTGGCTTATCGTCGATGAATTGGATTTCGCCGAGCCTGCGATTCTTTCGGTCCTCAATGCCGTGCTGGAGCCGGGCGGGAAGCTCATGCTCAAAGAAAAAGGCCACGAGATAGTCGTACCGCACGAGAATTTCCGACTCTTCGCGACTGCGAATGCGGTCGGTTGCATGTCGGCCTATCGCTCGCTCTATCAGGGCACCAACATTATGAACGAGGCTTTTCTCGACCGCTGGAGAGTGTACCATATAGACTATCTCCCGGCAGACGAGGAAGCGAAAATCCTGGTCAATACGATTCCGCGAATGACTCCGAAGGTCGCTGGCGTGATCGTCCGGGTCGCCGGTATGATCAGAGATGCTTTCAAAAACGAGGAAGTGTCCTGCACCTTCTCGACTCGTCGGATGCTCGATTGGGCCGAAATGATGATTCGATATAAAGAGCACGCCGATGCACCTTTCCGTGCTGCCTCAGCCACGATTTTCTCGAAGGTCTCGAAAGAAGACGCCGAGGTGATCAAGGGTCTCATTCAGAGAATTATGATCGGCGGGCCTCAGAAATGAGAGTCCGTCGCGTGGTATAGAGTCCAAGGCGACAAATCTGTACGGATTCTGCCGCCTTGACTTCTGTCCTACAGTGTCGTACACTGAGATCAGGCTAAAACGTGAAAGGTGATATATGCTAACCACAAATATTTTTGAGACGTCGCTCGAAAAGCTGGCTCGCATCTTGGCCCGACAGTACGGCGTGAATATCGTTTTTGAAGGCAACATTCCCTGCACGGACGGCAAGACGATTTTCATGCCGGTCTACAACGACCTCACCGAAGAGATGTACCGCGACTATCAGGGTTTTCTCGATCACGAGGTCGGTCACTGTCTCTTCACCGAGATGGACCAACTGCAAAAGTGCATCTCCGAGTATCACAATCTCTTCGTGCAAAACATCGAGGACTATCGCCAAGAGAAAGAAATGGCGAAAATGTATCCGGGCACCGCGCTCAATCTGGTCCCGCTGAATGACAAACTCCGTGCGAAAATGAATGACGACTGGATGAAGCGCCCGTGGCCGATTCGCCTGCTCACCACAGTCCGCGATATCACCGAGGGCCGTCCTCACCGCATCGACGACGACTTCCGCAAATACATGGACCTGATCGAAGACGAGATGAAATTGCTCCCAGACGTGAAGTCCACGACTGAGGTCCGCGAGATTACCGAGCGTATCGTCCGCAAAATCGTCGAGGAGTACAAGAAGTCCGGCGACGGGAAGCACGACCTCGAAAAGAAAGCCGAGGGTAAACCCGGCAAAGGTGACGGCAAGGGCGAGCCGAAAAAAGTGAAAGTGAAAATCGAAAAGGGCGAGCCCGGCGAAGAGCCGAGCGGTGAGCCTGGCGACCCGTCCGATATCAAAGACGGCGACACGCTGAAGCTAATGACCGGCAAGAAGGGCGAAAAGGGCACCGAGAAACTCCACGAATTTATCATCGACGTCGAGGGCGTGATGGAAGAGGCTTTCACTGACAAGGCCATCGAGGAGCACAAAGAGGCGTCCAAAATGCGCTACGAGATTCGTGGCAAGGGGAAGGCGAAAGTCATTCCCGTCACGACTCGATTCGACAAAGTCACAGATCACTCAGGCAAAGGAAATGCAAAAGAGTATGCTCGCTCGAAGCGTGAGGCGATGCCTCTCGTCGCTGGCGTGAAAAATCATCTGGAGCGCGTGCTGAAAGTCCGTGAGAATGCGAAATGGAAAGCCGAGCAGGAACGAGGTCACATTAATCCTCGCTCGCTCTCAAAACTCGCCGCAGATAAATCGTATCGCGAGATTTTCAGAGAGTACACGAAGACCGAGACCAATAATGTCGCCGTCGAGGTCCTCACCGATCTCTCTGGCTCTATGGCAGGTCGCAAAACCGAGGTCGCTCGTCAGGCCGGTATCGCTATCGGCGAGGCGCTGCAAGCTCTCGGCATCCGATTTGAAATGACTGGATTCTGCTCAGAGCCCGATCACCGAGTCCGCTCCGCTGCGGCGTCTATCGGCTCGTCAGGTCGATTCGGTCGTCGTGGCGAGCGTCTGGACCTGCATGTATTCAAATCATTCGACAGCAACTCTCTCATCGGTATCTCGAATCTGAAAAACGGCTCGCAAAACCCGGACGGTGAGTGTCTGGCGTGGGCCGCGAAACGGCTCTCGATGCAAAAGCAGAAGCGAAAAATCCTAATCGTATTGAGTGACGGTCAGCCCGCGACCGGCGACACGGATTTCGGATTGCTGCAAGCCGATCTCCGCGCACGAATCGCCGAGATCACCAAGTTTGGCATCGAGGTCATTGGCATCGGCATCGAGACTGATTACGTCAAAGAATTTTATCCTGACTATGTGATTTTGAAGGACGCGAAAGACCTGCCAAAACAGGCGATGAATAAGATCGCGAAAATGCTGGAGTCAGGCAAATGAAATTCCGCCGCGTGAATAGCAAGGTCTTCCGACTCGGTATCACGCCGCTCCTCGTGGAGCGGCTTTTTGAAAATCACTGGCGCGTCTACTTCGAGTTGGACGGGAAACTCTATCAGGGCAAGAACGATTTTCGCACGCGGAAGTACGCCGCTCAGAGATATCTCAGCATGGCAGCGGACCCGGACAAGCTCGCGGAGTTTTTCAAGACCGAGGTCCACCCGAACTTGCTGAGTGAGGTCACGAGGAAGGACCTCACATTCCGAGAGGAGTTGAAAAACCTGTGAAGCTCTCGCGACTGATCGAGTTTTGCAAAGCCAAAGAGATATTCGTCCCGCCGAAAGCGACTCGCGAGTATCTCGAAGCCGCGATTGTGAGGGCTTACTACAACGACCGCGAGGTCGATGGGAAGAAGGGGTGTTTTGGTTTCTGGGAGCAGGACGATTCGAATTGTACGATCTGCGATTTCAGAGACGAATGTTTTTCGGCGTCGATAGGTATGGACCGTGAGGCGTACTTTGCGGCATTCGAGAAGCAGATAAATCCGAGGATTAGATTCAAGAACTCCACGTCGCGTTTTAGCCGACGACCGCGAAAGCGGTAAAAGACGTGGACAGGGCCGGTCGGGTTTCACCGCCCACCGGCCTGATTTTTTTCAGAGGTCAATGTGACAAAGAAATTGCGCGAGGAAGCCAAGAGTGTCGGACGCGGACTCGCATTCAAACTCGAAAAAGCCGGACGTACTGGCGGTCGCCCAGAGGTGATCACCCACGCCGTCGAATTTCTCTGTGAGGGCGGATTGGCAGAGGCTCTCGATGTTTTGCGCGATGCCGCTTTTGACCGGATTCCAGAGATCGAAAAAGTGATGTACGACATAGACGAGCAGGTCCTACATTTCGCCGAACGCGATGCGAATCCACATATGGACGAACCCAAAATGCACGGAAAGCCTACGTTTCTGAGCGATCTCAAAGAATGTAAATAATACCAACCGTCTGACGCGATAAGACGTGGTACACTGACGTAGTGAAACGCTCGTCGGTAATACGCGAGCTTGCCGGTAATGGCTATAGAGACAAACTTCTAAAGTTGAGCGAGGAAGACCTAGATTTCATCAAAGAGTTTGTTGCGGCACGCGAGCATCTGTCAGACCAAGAGTTCAATGAAGCCATCCGAGTCTGGATGCTGACCGAGCTTCAAAATCATAAGACCAATGGCACTATCGACCCGGAGCACTGGAAGCGTACCGTTTTGATCGACGATATCCTGATCGCCATAGGCTGTATCTCCCATGCCCGGTCTCAGTATGGTCCACAATAGCTGATAAATCTGACTTCTGTCTTACAGTGTCGTACACTGTAATCAGTGAGGTGATTTATGGGCGTATTCAAAGAGATCGAGATAGTCGTCCAGGACATGCAGGAATCCGGGCTGAATCCGCGAGACCTGCGGGCTTTTAGGGCCTTCGTCGCCGACGACCCGCACCTGGCTGGCTGGGCCTCTAATCTCACCCAGGACGAATGGGACCGTCACTGCACCGATTCCGGCGTAGAATGCGACAGCGAGGCTGTGGCGCTGTTAAAACTGGCTTCCAGACGCATCCAGGACGTCGCCGATGGGCTGACCGAAGACCGCCTGGTCTTTATCCGAGCCAATGGCGCCCTGATCGACGCCGTAGACCACCTGATTCACTGCCTTAAAAACGATTCCCGGCTCTTGGCGCGGCTGGCCTTCATCCAGGCCGAAGCGGAGCCACATTTGGACGTAGAACCGAAACAAAGGAGATCACAATGAAATGGCTGATTTTTCTCGCGGTCTTTTTGACCGCCTGTGCCCAGAATGGCAAAGACGGCAGCAATGGCCTGAACAGCACCGACCCGACGACCTATCAGGCTTATTCGTGGAGCGACTCGAATCCGTGCTCAGGCGCGAACAACTTCGGCGATGCCGCCGCAGGATGCCTCGCGAGTGTGCAGATAATCATGGTCCCTGGCGGTGCCTTCGTGACTGCGGTCGGCGATTTGGCAAACCACACGGCGACGATGAGTTTTTATGTGAAATCGTCCGGTGCGTGGACGCAGAATTTCACGGACTTCTCTGGCGGTGATACCTACATTTTCTCAGGCGATCTGTCCACGAGCCCGCCGACATTCTCGGCCAACTACGACTCGGACGGCACCTTCGGAAATACGAGCGCGAAATCGTTCACTCTGACAGAGGAATAAATGACGATCAAAAAGTGTACGTGCTGCGGGAAACCGATCACGACGAGAAACGCTTTGAAAGTTATCAGACACTCGATGGACGGTGAGACGGAGCTTCTCTATTTCACCTGTCCGAACTGCAAATCAACCGCGACTATTGGTCAAAACGGTTGCCGTACTTCTTTCTTGCGGCTACTGCGCGTCTTGTGAGGTCCTTGAGCTTCAGCTTGATCGAGGTGAGGGCCGCTTGCTCGGCCTCGGTGCATGAAATCCACACGCACGCCTGATCTAATTCCGACTGGTCATTATTGAAATCCGCCGAGTCCTCGCAAAACCATCCGACCCGTGTCGCGTCCCATTGGGCCTTCGGTATGTCTCGCGTGGTGGGCGTGAGCGTATGAGCGCAGTGAGCGCCGTCAGGTCCCAGGTCCGCGCACGCCTCGACGTCGTAGCGGGTCAGGTGAGCGCAGCTACTTGTTGCGATTGCGAGAAGTACGAGAAGGATTCTCATATCGTCCTTTCAGATAGGCCGCTGCCTTCAGTAGCAGATTTGGTTTCATTTGTTTCTGTTCACCAAGGCGTCAATAGCGGCTTTAGCGGCAGCGAGTTCTTGAGCGTCTTTAGGATTCGTTTGAAGCTGACCAATGATCGCATTGTAGGCTCCCAGGTTTGCGGAGTTTTGAAACCGGATTTCGATTACATCCACGTTTTCTTTGATCACCGTGTCGGCACCGCCCGCCGCAGCGTTTATCACGGTCGTAAAAAACCAGTGAATGACCGGCAGGTTCAGCCAGGGTTCCGCCGTCGTCGCCGAAGCGATGATCGCATTAGCTCCCAGGCCCTTGATTAAACCGTCCAGGACGATGTTGGTGAGGTTCGTGAGCCTGTTCGTGGGTGCGGGAAGGGGGGAATCAGCCATGAGCCCGCCAGGAAGTTACAAGGGCGGTTTTACCCGCCCTTGCTGGAGAATAAAAATGGCAACAAAGCAGCGAAAAAGCTATCTCCATTGTTAGCTGGCCTTGGGCGGTTGTCCACTCGAAACCGCCTGGGCCGCGACGACTGGTTGCGTTAGTACGCCGGACCCGATCACAGGCAGCGACTCGAAGAAGTTGATCACCGAGACGAACAGCGGGTTCAGTCCAGGCTCAGACTTAATGCCGTCGAGCACCTGATCTATGATAAGCGCACCACCGCCCGCCATAACCCATGCGAGCACGCCAGCCCACGAGAAGGGTTGAACGGTAACGAGACCTGCGATGAGCGCGAGAATTGGAGCGACGAGAGGCTTCAGCGAACTCGGCAATTTCGCCCAGGTATAATTGTTGATCACCGTCACTCTCATGCTGGCGATCAGGAGTGCCAGAATTGCGGCGACCTTCGCCATCCAACTCAGTCCCCCGAATCCTTGGACCGCTGAGAGTACCTGAGACAAGAACGAACCGAGATCGAGAGGTGGTGCCGCCACGACGGGTGCCGCCGCTGCCGGTGCTGCGACCGCTGAAGCCGCTGGGCTCGGCGATGCTGCCGGTGCTTGAGCGAGCGCGTAGCCCGCGAACATCAAAATCAGCGCGATGGCTGGGAACCAGTTCAAAATCCGTTTCATGCTATTCTCCTTGTTTGGTTTGACTCATGCTTTGTCGGAAGGGTCCTTTTTCTTCTTCTCTTGGCCATATAGCGCCACGTCAGGCGCGATCTGAGTGACCTTGGTCTTTATGTCGGCGAACTCCTGCCGGAGTTTGACCATCGCCTGGGCGCCGAGCGAGAGGCTCTTTTGATGAGCCTCGACGACGCCGTGAATCTCTTTGACGTCTTTTTTGATCGTGCTCATGTCAGAGACGACGTCATTCGTGGCTCGCTGCACCTTTAAGAGTTCGGAGTTCATGTCGGATTGAAATTTCGCCGCGTCTTCACGGATGCCAGCCGCCGAGGACTTCATCTCGACGACGTGCTTGCCCATTTGTAAAATGCCGTCGTTCATTTTCTTTTTGTGGTCGTCGAGATCGTCCTTCAGTTCACCGAGGGTTTTCTCAACCCCCTTGTGATGCTCGTCATTTGTTGTGATGTATCTGCGAACGAAAAAGATCACGATGCCCGTCAGAAATGAGAGCACCGTCGTAAGAAGAATGAAGTAAAGGCCAGCACTGTCGTCCGGCGCGTGCGCCATCTGTCCACCTTACACCATTTCGTAGGCCATCATCTGCATATAGTTCGCGATAATGGTCCCGGCTGTCGGCGTGTTGGCTACATAAATGGAGTAGACGTAGGTCCCCGGCACACCAACAATATCAACATCCACATAGAAAATCGAACTTGGAGCCGCGCTCAGTGCGAATCCAGTATTCACACCACCGCTGGCGACAACGAATTGTTCCAACTGGGCGATTTGAACGCCATTTCTGTAAACATAGATGGTGTACTCTGCGGCTTCGTTCGAGGTGGTCTGGTTGAACCTGCCAGCATTCGCAGTCCCATCGGCCTGACAAAGAACCGTCGCCGGTCTTCCGTAAACCGTGTTGAGGACCGCAGAGAGAGTGTGCAGAAAACAGCTTTGAACACCGCTCTGAGTGCCCGAGGTATTGATGGATGAACCGTTCGGCGTAGATGCGATGTTGAAATTGACCGCGCCAGTAGAGCCGGAGACATTCTGGACGTAATAAACCGTGTTGGCGACGATGCCGGTGGGCAGAGTTCCCGTGGTGGTAAAGTGAATCGGCATGTTGTTGTAGATCGTATGCGACGCCGCCACGGTCATTGACACCACTGCTGGAGAAGCAATCGTGATGGTCGCCGTTGCTGCGGCGCTGGCGACTGGAACCGCCGTCGCAGAGGTCGTAGTGAAATCGCTCCCGGTCGAAGAACCGAGAACCGGGCTGATTACTCCTAGATTTGTCTGAGGCATATTACCACCATTGAGTTGAGAGACTGATTCCCAAATACGATTCAATCTTGTTCACATACGAGAGCAAACGAGCGCCGGTCACATATTTCGCATCAAACGAGCCGGACGGAATCGCCTTCGCCCGCGAGATCGCCGCTGTCAGCGAACCCGACTGAAGGGCGGTGAGAATCGGAGAGACCAGGGTCAAAACCGAATCCACCATGTCGTCTTGATCAATGCCGAGCGCAAGGTTTTCAGCCGCGAAGTGATCTCCGAGGTCGGTGCCGAATGCGCGAGCCGCTGCGACCTTCTCTTTGATCACCTTGAGAGAATTGTTTGACGCAAATGTCGTGGCCTCAAGAGACTCGTCTGTCAGAGCCGCCCAGTAGGACTGAATCGCCGCCGCAACATCTGCGCCTGGGTCTTGAGTGAAGTGAGCGGTGACTCCGGTCGAGGTGCCGTCGGAAATCGAAAGTCCGCAGTAGTATGGACCGGCGTTCGCCTTCATCCAAATGTCGATCACCCCGCCCGCCGTGGCATCAACTCCGAAACCCAAAATCGCCAGTATGATATCGAATGTCATTTTTTTCTCCTTTAAATTTCTTCAACCAAAAGTGATCTAGAGGTCCCAACAAACGTCCACGTTGCCGCTGTGACTGAGGCATAAACATCAATCTTGTGAAATCCGGGCGCGACCGCTATCGACTGAGTATTGGAAACCGAAATATTGTTCCCACTAATCGCGGCAGCGACAACTCCGACCCCAGCCTGAACGCCATCCACATAGAATGCCAGGGTCATTGTGTTACCGCTACTGGAAGTCAGAGCGGTGAACAAAGACATTCTCAATCGACCACCCGACGTCTTAATCGTGCAGGACAAATCCGGCACTGGGACGGGTGAAGTAGAACTCATCGCTGGACCGTTACTCGCGCCAATCGCCTGAGCCCATCCTTTAACTGTCGAGAGTCCGGCAATCGGTGTGAAGACCCGGTCGTCACTCAGACTTGTCGAACCGACAGGGAGAGTGTTTTGGAGGTCTCCGTACAGATTCGATTTGTACGAATGAATCGGCGTGATGATATCGAACGCTTCCGGGTTGATCGAGCCAGTGCCGCTCGTCCAGTTGATCGTGATGGTATGCCATCCGAGGTTCAAACCGTTGATCGAGATACCGCAACCAGAGGTTCCAGATGCCGCCGCCAAGGTGACGACGCCGGTCGTGTTGGCGTAGGTGAAGCTCGTGCCGTAAAAACTCGTGGTCAAAGCCGAAGGCCATCCAGCGCCGCCAGTCGGCGAATTGTTCGCGACCTGCGTGTTCACCTGACCGTCGATGCTCATGGTGTATGTCGTTGCCGCCGTGTTGTTCCATGCGCGGTATTCAAATCCGGTCCCGAAGAATTGGAAAGTGATCGAGCTTGCGCTCGCCGGGCTCGAAAGCTCCCAGCCCATAATGCTATTCGGGACGACGACACCGCCGCTTGAAAATGCCCACGTACCAGTGAGATTGCATTCTCTCATGGTCGCTTTTCTCAAAACCCCTTGCGCGATATTGAGAGCACTTTGAGTGGAGTTCGCGACGTAGTTCGCGAGCACGTTGTATGTCGAAAGCTGAATAGCTCCCGTCGGAAGGCTTGGAGTCTTCGGCTGATAAACTATCGCCTTAACCAAATGCCAACCGAATGTGCCTGCGGAAGTACAGAGGAGTTTGACCGTGTGGCTTCCGTAAGGCAGACCGGAGACGATTTTCAGTACAGAGGCACTTGTAAGAGCCGCGCCTGTCAGTCCGGTTGCAATCGAAGTTCCATCGACAAAAATCGAGTAAACAAAATCGACTGTGCCCGTGCCGTTACCACCATTCACGAGGTCAAGTCCTGTCCCTACGAATGTGAATGTCGTGTAATCGTTGGTCGTATTCTGATAGAGACCCTCTGCGCCGCTCTTGGTGTTGGAGTTGAAAAGCTGATTCTGACCGACGAGAATCGTTGACCCGTCTTCGAGAATGAAAGCTGCGTTTTGAGCGGAACTGGAATTGATGCGGCTGAAATCCGTTGACTGACCGGAGCCAAATTCCCTGAAGCTATAGACCCTCGCGATCTCTTCATTCGTGTGATCGGCAGATGGATAGTTGAGTTGAGTTCCAACCGCCGTAAACGCCTGAGAAACAACACCGCCGCTGGAGAGATAGGTCAGAACGCGACCGCCGCGAGTGCCGGTGACGGCGCTTCCATAGGCAGTTGTGGTCGGAGCGGAACTGGCGATTTTTTTACCGGCGAGATATGCGACACCTGTCGGTATTGTCACGTTCGCCGATTCATTGATGCTCTCCCATGCAGTGAAGTCGATATCCGACCCGACCGACAGGGCAACTTTCACGGTATGAACACCGAGAGTCAGACCTCGCACGATATTGGTGACGATATTTTGGTTGAAATTTCTTCCGTTAAGCAACGTGCTCGTGCTCGTAGTCGATGGACTCACCGAGGTTGTGGAGACGCCATCGACAGTCACGGTGAAAGTGCGAGCGGAGTTTGTGAGATAGAGAAGTAGGTTGAGGCCAGTGCCGTAGAATGTGAACTCTGCGAAGTCTCCAACCACGTTGCTGAAAACGCCGACGCCGTTGGGACTGGCGCCAGCCTGTCCAAATGGTTGCCAATCCGAACCGCCGAGCCGTACCTGACCGAAGGTATCATTGAGGACGCCGAAAATCGTCTCACCATTCGGGCCGATTTCACCTGTGATCGGGTATAAATCCTGTATCGGTCTTCGCTCAATGCCCATCCGAGGTTTCAGGTCTTGAGACAAATCCGTGATGCTCGCACGACCGGAGATCGACGAGTAAAACGTGCCCGCTGCCGGACTCCCAGTCGTGGTGGTCGCTGTGATCAGATTGGATTGCGTGTTGATGAAGCCCTGGAAGCCTTGACCTTCGGCCTCGTAAAGAGCCGTGAAGCGCGAGTCCATCACGAACTCGATCTCAGGTTTTAAACCGAGCTTGTATGCCTGGATGTTGAGGTTCGCAGGAATCGCCGAGTTGAGAGTGATCACCGAGCAATACCCATTTGCGTCGATGGCAGATGGAGCGAACACATAATCGTTCGATGAGCCGAGGGTCAGCTTTTTTCCGTCGATGAACAAGAAAAACTGATCGGTCAAACTCTGACTCACACTGAAAGAGAGATTGATCTGGGTTTGGTTCAGCGTCGAGACTCCGTAGTAGCTGGAGATCACCGGCTGTTGTGGCCCGTAAGGAATGTCGTTGATCGTCGTCTTTTTGACGTTCCCTTTACCATTCAATGCTTGCTGTAATGACATTCTCTAAACCTCTCTCTATAAAATTACGGGCTTACCGGAACGATATCGGCAGAAGTCCACCCAAGAATAGGAACAGTAAAATTTAACACGAGACACGAGATCGACGTTAATGGTTGTCTGCCAGAACCGTTCGGACCTTGCCCAGACCCGCTACCGGCCAACTGATCGTTCTGATAAAATGAAACTCCCGTAGCGTTGTAAACACCGATAAACCCCTCGACCATTGTGGTGCCGCCAGACATATTGGTTCCATGTCCGACCGACGCATTCACTTGGGTTGGTTGGGCGTTGCCTCCGGTGATTCCCTGTGCTGCCGGTGCTTTCGATACGTCAATCAAAAGTCCTGAAGGCAGAGTATAGATGTACTGACCGTTGCCATTCGTGGCGGTGCCCGCAGTAGCGGTGTTCAAAATCATTTGAAACTCTGCACTGTCTCCGATTCTACGATACCTACAAGTGTTTTCATTGAAGGTCATTGTGCCGTAAGAAACCAGACTCGTAGTTACGGCACTGAAGGTGAGCGTCAATGGACCTGTCCCCGAAGTCCTTACAAGTGTGCCCGATGCGGTTGGGTTTCCGGTTCCATTTGTCGCGAGGGACGTGACAGTACCAGAGGCCGTGTTCACATAGAAGGTCTGCCCATTGTTCGAGTAGGTATCTCCGAGCACCACTGAGGCAGAAGTGATGGTGAAAATATATTCGCTCGTCGCGTGGATGATCACCTGACCGGCATTAATCCAATCAGATGAAGCTATTTTCGCATGGACACCAAAAATATTAGGCATTCAAATCCTCACAGTTCTCTTACGGTCAAATTTCTATTCAGAGAAATCGCTGTCGCCGTTCCGCTTCCAACAAGCCAGTAAACATCAACCTTATGAGAGCCCGCTGACACTGGGACTATTGCTTGATCGGCGACACTCATCGTGGCACCGCCCGTGTACGCCTGGACGTTTTTGGAAGTGCCAATTGATACGCCGTCTACATAGATGGCGAAATCTGTCAGACCGCCCGACGTGTTGTTTTGGAAAGTGATGGCGTAGGAAATATAGAGCGGGCCGCCAGAAGTCTTGACGGTGCAGGACATATCAGGGCATGGCACAAAGACCGTAGAGGTCGTCGTCGGACCTGAACTGATACCCGTCGTCTGAGCCCACCCCTTAGCTGACGGCAAACCGGCAATCGGAGTGATCTTACGATTGTCGCTCAGAGAGTTCGAACCCACGGTCAAAGTATTTTGAATATCCGCATAGGAGTTCGACTTGTACGAGTGAATCGGTGTGATCGTGTCGAATGCGTTGATGTTTAGCCCTCCAGAGCCGGAGATAAACCGGAAGCTGATCGTGTGCCATCCAAGCGCCAGGCCGGAGATCACAAGACCGCAGTTCGCAGTCGAAGTGGTGTTGAGGACCAGGGTTGCCGTCGTATTCGTGAACGATGCGACGTTCGCTCCGTAGAACGAGGTCGTCGCTCCCGCAGCAAGGAAGTTGGAAGTGCCGCCAGGGTTCGCAGAATCCGTCAACGTGCCCTGCCAAGTGACCGCCACACCGTTGCCGGAGAAGCGAATCTCGGTGCCAGTACCGAAGAATGTGTAGTCGAAAGCATTGCTCGAAGAGGCATTCGCCACAAGCTGGTAAGGCGTCGTCTCGGATAAGTTTTGGTTTATCGTCCATCCGGTCGTGCCTCTGTAGATCACATCGCGCATGGCATATTTGCGAACCACGCCAGATGCGATTGTCTGGTTGCCCGCTGTCGCATTGGCGACGTAGTTCGCGAGCACATTGTAATCGCCAAGCTCAATCGCGCCCGTGGGAAGCGACGGTTTCTTCGGCTGGTAAACGATGAATCGGTTGATACCGATTGAGTTCGCGGCAGATTGAGTATTCCAGATGCGGACCTTGTGAGTTCCGTAAGGCAATCCAGAGACAATCTGATAAATCGTCGGAGCCAGAACCGAAGTGTTCGCAATCGAAATACTTCCGAAGGTCGCACCGTTGTCCACCTGAAAATTCACCGACCGAGTATTGGTCGCGGCGGCGATCTGGAATTCGATATCCAGGCCAGTTCCTACGAAGGCGATTTCCATGTAGTTTGTCGTACCCGATGTGACCGCGAGCGTATTTGACCCGACGTTCGGGTCAACAATCGCATTGAGAGCGACGAGTGTTGTCGTGCCATCGTCGAGCGTGAAACCCTTGCTCGCGCTTCCAGCACCAAGGCTTGAGAAGTCGTCCGAACGTCCGGCACCGAATTCGCGCCAGTGATAGACTCTTGCCACTTCTTCAGCCGAGTGATTGACCGACCCAAAGGTCAGAGTCGAACCGACTGCCTGGAACGCTTCACCAATCGAGCCGTCAGAGTTTTGATAAATGAGAACTCGTCCACCATTTGAGCCGGATGCCGGAGCACCGTAGGCGAATGATACCTGAGCAGAGGTGACGACTTTCTTACCGGCGTTGTAGCTGACACCGGGCTGGACATACACATTGGAAGACTCATTGAGAATCTCGATACCGGAGATGATCATGTCCGGCGCGGTTCCGTTGCCGTTTTTCAGAGTGACAGTGTGGATGCCTTGAGTGAGGCCGCCAACCACATGAATGACGCCATTTTGAGTCCACTGCTTCGCGGCCATCACGTTTGAAGCGTTGCTCGAAAGAAGGTTCGCGCCGAAAGCGCCGCCATCGACCGAAGCTGTGATGTTGCGAGTTGAACCATCGTAGAATGTCAGCAGGTTGAGTCCCGTGCCATAAAAGGTGATCTCCATGTAGCCGTTCGGGAAGACGCCAGTCTCGTCGATAAACTGACCGCCAGCCGCTTGATCTATGGAGACCCATCCGCCAACACAGCGGATTCTTCCGAAAGTGTCATTCACCACGCCGTAGACGTTACCGCCGCCAGAGCCGAATTCATTCTGGATGAGATAAACCTCTTGAGTGATGATTCTCTCAACACCCATGCGCGGACGTAAATCCTGTGAGAGATCGGTCAGCGAAGCGCGATTGGTGATCGAAGAGTAGAACGTCCCAGACACCGGAGTCCCGGTCGTCGTAGTCGGCGCGAGCAGAGCACTTTGCGTATTCACGAACGACTGGAAACCCTGAGACTGAATCTCCTGAAGGTTCGCAATTCCCGTCGTGTTGACCGTATTGGTGTCAACGAAAACGACCGGCTGAAACACCTGCATCTCGATTGCGACACCGCTGTAATTCGTGTCGAACATGATCGCGTTGGCCGAGTATTCGGTGTAGTAACCGCTCGACAGTGTCGCGCCAGTCACCGGACTTCTCGGGAAACGCTGACCGTTCATGGTGACGTCGAGAGCGCCCTGAGCCGAGCCTGAGTTGACTCCGACCGGATAGCTCCACGGGAAGGTCGCAACGGTTTTACCGCCGACCAATGAGAAGGTGACGTTGTTTTGGAGACCGACGACATTCGTCAATCCAAACGCCTGATTTCCAACCAGAGAAGAGGCCGGATAAGCCGCCTTCTGCATGAGAGCGCGATAGTTGAGGATGTTGACCGTACCGGAGCCCGAGATCGCTGCCGAGTAGAACCGAATGTAGAGCGACGTACCAGCCGTCGGGCATACCGTCGAGCCAGCCGTATCGGTTTCGTTTGTGGCGCGGACCTGTTGGCTTGACCAGTTTGAGTTGTCGGTCGATGCGGAGAACGCCACAAATGGAGCGACGTTCGGTGTCCAAAGACTTGAGTTCAAAGTGGCGTTGTCTTTGTAATCCACCATGATCTCTTGGAACGTATTCGGTGAGATCGCGGAGAATGCCGATGCGAGTGAAGCGCCGGTTCCGGTGTAGTTGTAGATATCGACGGTGTGAACCGCTTGCGAAACCGTGACCTGAGTTCCCAGGCTCGGAGCCGAAGAGAATGCTTCGGTCGTGTAGTTGGCCTGCGAAGTGACCGTTGTGATTTTCTTTACAACGCCGCCGATCACGACCACGTCGCCGACTGCGACTGTGAAGCTCGGTGCGGAACTCATAAGAATGTTGGTCGTCGTCGAACCAGCCGCAATCGTTTTGCTTGCGTCGTAGAGGAGTGCCCAGAGCAGATTGGCCGGAGAGTAAGTCGCGTTCGTGAAGCCCGCAGAGCCATTGACTCCGCAAGCGGAAGACGTCGTGCCCTCGGTGAAATTGTCATTGAAGGATGCACGGAATGTCATTACGTCGAGATCGTCGCCGATTCCAGAACCCGAACCTGAACCACCCGAACCGCCAGAGCCGAACGTGTGGATGGTCGAAGTACCGGAGACAGAGTTCTCGATGATCGAAGTCGAAGAGCCAGCAGTTTTAAACTGCGTCGTGCTGGTCGCCTGGAGATCGACCCAGCCAATCGGAATGCCGCCATTGACGAAGAGAGTGCCGGGGTTGGCGACCGCACCGAGAGAGACCGCGCCTGCGCTGAATAAAGCCTGAATCGTTCCACCCGCGATCAGAGTGAAACCGACTCGGTAATACTGACCGCTCACGACCGTCGGCCATGAGATCGTCACTGTCGCGCCGGTCGTCGAAAGAGATTGGAAGTCGATGGTTGTGGCGACAATGCTTGCGATGGTTGAACTCAAAGGAGGAACACTCAGACCAGTTCCATCGGCCTTTTGAATCTCCTGAGCCGCGATATTGAGTTTTGAATCAGAGGGGTTCGAAGCGAAAAGCCTTAGAGGGCTTCCAGCATTCGTATCCAGCGCCGAGAAGACGCTATCGAGATCGGACGCCGCCGCTTTCCGAATGATCGGGAGCGCATTGTTGGTTACGACCTGATCTGTCTGAATTTCACTTTTGCCGGACATTCTAACCTCTTCTCAAACTCAGTAGTTCCAGATTCTTATTCGGACCCACGCATTGTTATCGACAGTATAGTTAAACGTGATGGTCGAGGTCCCCGCATTCCTTTGGTAATCCTGCGAGGACCCCTCTCTCATCAACTGTCCATTTCTATAAACATCAATGAGCGTACTGACCGTGAAAGCATTGGACGTGACGAAGGCCGATTGGCTCCCCGCCACATCGTAGTCTTGATCGACGTGGGATGCTCCCCCACCGCCGACCGCAGACCCTCTTTGCTTTCTTCCCGTCGTTGAATCGACGAGCAAGTAATTCAAACTCACGTTCTACGCTCCTCGTCGATTAATAAATGTACTGGAATTCAGGGTCGAATAAGAGCGACGAGGCGCTCAAAGCCTTCCCAACCCGAATAACGGAATCTCCAGTCGCAAAGGTGATCGAACCGAACAGCTTGAAGGAGCCTGCCGTCGAGTTATCCAGGTAATAGTCCGCGCCGGGAGTCAAACTGCTCAACCCGGTGAGGATAAAACCATTGCGCACATCCACGCGGCCAGAACTCGAACTAGCGATGCTCGCGTCTTCGACGAGACCGATCTGCGCATCCGCAACGGTGCTGCCCGTGGCATTCGCGAGATCGACGTGACCGTTAGACTTCACGTAGACCACTTGACCGACGGTGATCGGCGAAGCGTTGTCATTCGTGAAGGTAATCGCATCGTCGCGCTCGATATCGTTTGCCACGATACGAACACCCTTCGAGGCGGTGTAAGACGCGAAATTCTTCTGCGACCACACTGAGCCGTTGAAGAAGTAGATACCCGCGCTGTAAGACAATACGTCGATGATCGTACCGTTCGTCGGGGTCGTGAAAACCCAAGCCGAACCGTTCCACTGCGCGATGTTGTTGTCTTGGCCCGCGAAAGCTCCAGTGCCGGTCGGCGCGACCACATAGCGATCTCCCGTCGAAGGAGAGCCGGGGTCTGCCGAGACATAGTCAATGGCGGCGTTTTGCCATGAATAAATCTGCGGAATCGCTGCGACGGCGGTTTGCACGAATGCCGTGGTCGCAATCTTTGTCGAGTTGTCGCTCGACGTTTGTGTCGGCGCCGTCGGGCTTCCCGATAGTGCTGGCGACACGAGAGGCGCATAGTTGCCGCTCAGGAACGTGAGGTTGATGAGATCACCGCCCGCTGCCGGTACAAAACTGGTCCGAAGACTTCTTGAGCCGAAATCGAAATAGGCCGAACCACCTGAACCACCTTGCACGAGTGGAAGAGTGTCAGCACCAATTCTGACTCCGGTAAAATCTGGAGTGAGACCTGTCGAAACCGATTGTGACCGCTTACCGGAAACAATCGTGAGAAAATTCACTGCGCTCATTTTTTATTCCCCCTTTTAGGTTTGATTAAGAGCACGGTTTTCACCGTTAAATCTAACCCACTACTCTCGGCTATCGCTTTCAAAATCTGAATCATCTTGGTGTGTGTACCTGCCGACGCCTGCACCAACTGGTCCAACGTCGCAGAGTTTTTCTTTGGAACTGTCGAAATAGCGAACACTCCGTCTCCGGGTGATTCGATCTGCTCCATCAATTGCTGCATCGCTTTCTCTTTACTCATGTCGAAGCCACCACGTCTGGGAAGCAAACAAGATCGGTCGCAGTCGCGCTGGCAACACCCGCCGCGCAATCGGCAACGCCGACCTTTATGATCGCGTCCATATTTGTCAGGGTTGACGGGTCATTTGTGTAGCCGCCCGTTTCGCTCACGTAAACTTCATCGCCCACCGCGAATCCGAGACCCGTAATCGCGCCGACGAGATTCGGTCCCACGCAGATCACCGTGATGAGATCGCCCATCGCGATAGCCGCTTGGGTGTTCCATCCGATCAAATCCATTCCGCCGACAGCATTCGCATCGGCAAGCTCGATGTAACCGTCAGTGCGTTTCGAGACCGGCGAGTTCACAGGAATCGGTCCATACGCCTGCATCTGCTTTGACAGGAAGCTCGCGGCAGGATTTGTCACTACAGTCGTAGCGCCAGTGTTGTCCTTGAAGGTCGCAGCATTTCCATTCGTCGAATCGACGAAGACCGAGTTGTTCGGTATGCCCGAAGGAGTGCTCGGGACCAGGACGACGAAATTTGCTTGCACGCCAACAATCGGCATATTACGGCACCGGAGTTATCGTAAGCACCCCGCCCACGATGGTTAGTTTGTAAACCTGTGAGGACCCCGTGTCCTTCAGGAATAGAGCGGACCACGCCTTCGTCACTTCGCCGAGCGACTGAGCGCCGTTCGAGTACGGTTGCGGGTCCACAGAAATATTCGTGAGATCAGTTCCGCCGCCTCCACCGCCCGTGCGCTCCAGGCGAACGACGACCTCAGCATTGACCGGCACGGCATACGAGAACTGAATTTGCGTCGTGCTGATTTTCTGATAGTCGGCCAGGCCGGAGTCGGTCGTATCCTGAATCTGCTTCACGCCGTTTCGATAAACGGCAATGTCCCAAACCGTATTCAGGTTCGAGAATGTGATCACAGAGCATGTGAAAATCGTTTGAGGCGACCCGCTGACGAGGAAGGTTTCTTCTTCCGGCGTCGAGGACTCAATCGCGCCAATCGCAGCATCGAGCTTTGAGATCGCGGCCTGATAATCGTCGGTCGGCAAAATCACGTCGGTCGAAGTGTAGGGCTCGTAGGTTGTGTCAGATGTGAGACCCAAGCGGGCCGCGACCGGAGCGGTAAACCTCTGACCGATCATGGCCGACTGACCGGATTCCAATTCCGGCAGGTCAAGTTCACCGTAGATGGTGTTGTTGCGGCGAACGAAAAGCACCTGGATATTCTGCGCGAATCCACCCGAAGACGGATTGATCGGGACCGCAGAGATCGCCGCCACGACTGGCGTCACAGTGCCAGGCGAGGATGGAATCACGATGTAGATGGCTTGACCCTCGGTCAGAGCTATCGAGTTTGCATTGATCGTGTACGGGCCGGAGCGGTTCGCAATGTCGATATTGATGGCCGCCGACCATGAGAGGTTCGTGCCGTCCCAGGCGATAGAGCCGCCGCCATAAAAGTACATGTTCTGAAATTCTTTGAGAGCGGCGACCGTCGCCCATTCCTGATCGGGCCAGTTCGTCGTACCCTTGGTCAGCCTGATCGCGGTCGCGAGGGCCTGGAACGCATCGCTCGCATTACCAATCGACGTGTCCGAGCGCGGAGAGCCGAAGTTGAAATCGCCCGACACATGATAGAGGTAATTCTTCGGCGTATTGTCGATGCTTGTGATGGCACCGCCAGAGGTCACGACTCTCGCGAGTGGCAAGTGATCGGAGAGGCCGGAGAATGCGACGGTGTTGGACACGAGCACCGGCTGTTGCTGGTTCTCGGTGTTCACATTCTGGGTGAATTCCTGACCATTCCCACCATTTGCGGTTGAGTCCCAAATGGCGACCGTATCAGGAGCGCAGGTTGAAGAAACGATTTGGACCTCGACGTAGTTTGTCGAGTTGTCCGCGAGAGTGATCGTCAGCGCCGGGTCACTGGTCCGATAGACGATGAACTCTTCGTTGCCGGTGCGAAGCGAGTTGAAAAGGACAGAGTTGACGGACTGGTCGAGAGCGGCGGATAGGCCGCCGTTGTTGATGATATTCCAGCCTTTGACGATGGTGTTTGACGGTGAGAAGAAATACTTGTTGTACCAATCGAACTCCTGCGCGATGAGCCCGATCATATTGTCGTACTGAGGTAAGTCCCACCGCTGGTCGGCTACAAAATTCTGTGAAAACTGCATCTCAACCTCTCTTAACTATAAACACTGTGGCTCAACGACAACCCAGTTGATCACGATACCCGCTGCAACGACTGACTGAACGATTGACTGAGCCAAAACCCGTGCCGCCGTCACACCGACCAAATATGGCCGATAGTCCGACCCGTCGATCTTTGTACCTTGATATGGGACCGCGACGACGTTCACGATCTCCCCTATCGAATGATTTTTCGAGAAAGTGTAGCCTGGGTCCAACTTCAACGTATGGTTGTTGGGCCGCGAAAAATACCTGACCGGACCTTCCTGATTGTCGAAACCATAATTGAAACAGAGATATCCTTCTTGATCGAGGACGTTTGACGAGTCGCTCATTGTGAGCGTAGGCGCGATATTTCCGGCCACGATATTCTGACCAAGCACGCCACGACTCGCCGTGATCGAGTAGGCCGCCGTCGGGTCAGAGATGTAGGACCCGAGATAGTTCGGGTTCATAATGACGGCGTTTTTACCCGTTTGAAATGGTGAGAGATCGTCACCCGCTGCGAACTGAAACACGATATTCGAGTAGCCCGCAGCATTGCCCTGGATATTGGCGACATGAATGTCTTGTCCAAGCTGACAGCCCGCAAGCTCGTCGGCGGCGAGCACCTTCCTGCCATTCCCATAGACCGTGACGTGCATCGTTTTGCCGACGTTGTCGATGGACAGCACATCCACCGTGTACGCCTTCAGATGAATAGCGCCCTTCAGAGTCCGACGGAGTGCCGGTACTGACGACGGAATCTGAATCGTGATCGTGTTCGGGCTCATCTCGTAGACCTGTACGAGCGGATTCCCGACACCGAAAAACACGTCGAGAACTGCCACAATGGTCGGTCTGATTTGCTTCGGATAAAACGAGAGAGTCGGAATCAGCCCGCGATATTGGTCGTCGGAGAGATTGAAGCCGGTGGGCCGGAATACGCCAACATTTGAACCCAGAGCATCGAGATATTGCTGGGCCGCGAACTCGACGAAGAGTTGCTCCTTCGCCGCTGTCGCCATTGCCACGATCTCGTCGTCTTCGCCTGCGAACCCATAGAGCATACCGCGAACAATCGGGTTGCTCTGAGCATTGTAGAGGCCCGGCATGAACCTCTGCATCTTTGTGAGTTTAGGACTAGACGGAACGATCACTCATTACCCCACGATAATGTCAGTGTCGGCGACACGCGCCAACTGATTGTACGCAATCGGAATATTTGTTGCCGGAGTATTCACCTGCACGTCGAAGACGCCGGTCACACCCTTCACCGCAACGACGATGCTTGAGATCACGACCTCAGAGCCAACCGTCAGCGAGTTCACATAAGAAGAGACGGCGGATTTGATATCGTTTTGCACAGACGAGAGAGTCACGCCCTGAACCAGAGTCGTCGTCAAATCCACTTTGATCGGCACGGTCACAGGCTCGATCACCTCGACCTGCACGCCCGCTGCGCGAATGCCCGGATAGTCAGTCGGGTCAGAAACCCTTCCATCGACGGTCCATTGCGTAAGCTGCGCGAGGCCGGTGAAGTAGCGATAGCCGTCCACCCCAATGACCAATGTGATCGGGAATTGCAGCTTTGAGTTTCCAGGTCCACCCGGCACCTGCACCGCCGCCTGTTCGCCTGCATTGAGCGAGGCGATCTGAACCGCTGTACCGCCGCTGCAAGTGCGTATCTCGGCATTCGTGGTGATCAGAGCGACCTTGAGAATAGACCAGAAGGCGACGACCTGGGCCGCCGTGCTCGGTGCGATCTCGTAAGTGTTGCCCGTGACCTGAGTGATCGTCGGCGAGGCTGAGAGAGTCATTGTTCCGCTCGGAACCGCGTAGCTCGCGATCTGGAGTCGCTCGAAGGTCAAGAATAGCGCCGAACTTGTGACCTGGGTCGCGGAGCCTGAGCCGACCAGAGTGACGGCTGAGAGGAGCGCCATCGCAGGAGTGCTCGCGAGAACCGCTGTTCGGATTTGGTTGGCGGTCGAAACACCACTTTGAATCTGCACCGAAATATCCGCGCCAGTGACCGTCACGACCTCAGAGCCAGCCGTTCCGCCGCCCGTATAGGTTATGTTGATTGAATCTTTGACCGCGTTCGTGGACTCATAGCGGAGAGCCTGAATCACTTTGAAGTAAGTCTGCGTGAGGAGAATGTCGAAATTCTGCACCTGATTCGCCAACGGGAAGGTCCCGTAGAGAGTCGAATCGGTAAAGTTCGAACCAGAGACGTTCGTGAATGTGCTCGGGAACGTGCATGGCGTAGTAAAGTTGTTTGCCGCATTCTCATCCATCACGATGATCACATTGTCGCCAGCATCGAACGCGAAAGGACCCGCGACCGATTGGACATATGGGACATGCGAGACATAGCTCGTCTGGAGCGCGGTCGGGAATTGCAGGAAGTTATTGGCAGTACCGCCCGTGATCTGGAGCGTTTCATTCATGCCGTTGATCTGAAGCTGAACCGCCGTACCAGCCGAGATCGTGCTCGCTGTCGCTCCGTTGAGTGATTTGTTTAATCGCGCCACGACCTCAGAGGCCAGCGCCGCGCCAGGGTTTGAGAAGTCGCCCGACACGAACGTCACGATCTGCGAGACGCCATCGACCAGCACGTCGAGAGTTTCGCCGCCGTTCAAACCAAACGGGCCTGCGGTGCTGGCGACCATTGCGCGAGTGTAGAATGAACCAAGGCTCAATGATTCGCCGGGGACTAGCGGGCTCGCAAGCTCGATCTGTCCCAGAAATCGGTTTAGCGTGTAATCCGAGTTCGTGCCTACGATTGCGGTCTCAGGGAAGTTGAAAATCTCATTCGCCGAGCAAACCTTTGCGTAGCCGACCGGCATCTGGCTCGGAGTGCCGGTACACTGAATACGAATCCAATACGCCAATGAACCAAGGACAGTGTTTTGTGTCCAGTCAATCGGAAGCCTGAAAAGGACGTGACCGCTGGCGGTAAACCCTGCGGTCTCATCGTAGACGCCGAAATTCACCCAACTCGAACCGTTCCAAAACTGATAGACCGGATTCACCGCGCCGATTGCCAAGGTGCTGAGATGGAAATAAATGCTTTCGAATGGGACCGATGAATGGCCGAGATACAAATAATCCGTCGAGATCGCAAAGAGCGCCTGACTGGTTTTAATCGCTGTTGTCACATCGGTCGTCGCATTGAGATTCGCGCTCGTGAAATGCTCGACGACCTGAATGGCAGAAGCCTCACTCAACTGCGTGTTCGAGACAAGTGTGACCTTCGTATCATTGGATGAAATCTCAGCCGCAGCACCCGCGAGTCTTTGGTTGATGATCGCGACCGCGAGATCGGCGGTCACAGTGCCAGGGGTGACAAAGTCGCCCGGCTGAATCCAGACCATCTCAGGCTCGCTCACAATGCCGTCAACGACGACGATGAGATTGCGTTTTGCCGAAAAATCATAGGCCGCAGTCGAGCCAGATTCGAGAGTCGCAGTCGTGCCGTCTTTCGAGAGTAGCTTCACGGCATTATTTGTCGTGCGATACGCTTTGACCGTGAATTTCTCATCGGTCGGGAAATTGAGAATTGCGTTCGCCGTACCGCCCGTCACTTCGATATTCTCATGCGTATTGGCGCGGGCGAAAATCCTGACGCTCATACCGGCATTGGTTGCGCGAGCTTCATAAGAGCTTGCGACGGCATTGATCTTTGTGAGGACCTCTTGGGCCGTGGCCGAACCAGGCACCGCGAAATCGGTGGACACAAAGTCGATAGTCTCCACTTCGCCGCCGACCGACACGAATAGAGTCTCACCGCCTACGAGATTGTAGGGCTGAGTGTTCTGGGTCTCGACGAAGGCTTTGACGATAGGCACGTTGTTCGCGGTAAGGAATTTCTGACCGCCTGAAGCGTTCGAGATCACGACTTCGACGCCGATATCTTTGAACGTAGGAATGAAGCCGGTGCCGTCGTCGATGAAGAGTTGTACCACGTTGGCCGGGCTTGTCGGTTCGATGAGAGCCGCAGAGACGACCCGTTTGTTGTCGGCATTCGACACGAGGCCGGTAATGCCCGTGATGATCGACTGGCCGGTCCCGCGAGAGAGTGACTGAATGGTGGACTTGATACGGTCGCGTAGAGCGTCGTCTGTCTCTTCGTCAGAGCCGTTCGTGACTCGGTTCGGGTTCGTGACTGTGGCGGTCGCAAACGGTGGAGAATCAAACGCGATGATCGAGCCGATGGGCACGTTGGCTTGCGAGCCAGCCGTTGTAGCGGTGACAGCTACATCGTCCACCTCGGATTCACCGTCAAGGATGGTCGCCGAAGCATCGAGAGTGTAATCGACCTCGGCGGTGATATCATTCGCCGGGACTTTGACGACGGTGCCGATGTTGAAAGTCCGCGCTCCACCTTGCGATAGGATGATCGTCTCATCCGTGCCGTGATCGAATGCCAGAGCCGTCGAGAGGTTGAAGACCACGTAGGTCGTATTGTTCGTGATGCTCGTGTAGGCCACGGTCTCGGCGCGAGGAGTCCCGCGACCGACGATCACAGAGCCGGTCGATGGAAAGCCGGTCAGAGCCGAGCCATTCAAAGAGAACGTCCCAGCCGCAGCGCCAGGCAAACCGGAGTACATGTTGGTCGAGACCTTCGTGATCGCGGTATCGCCTAGATTTACGACCGTAGACGCAGTCGTGGCCGGGAGACGAGTGAGACCGTACTCTGTGGCGCGAGCATCGAGGTCAGAGCCGGTCGTCGTATCAAGCGAGTAGGCCCGAATAATATCGAGCATCGAAAAATACTGTTCGTCGTCCTCTTGAGCCGCCGCTTCGAGCATCGTGGTAAACACGGAGCCGATATTCAAGTCAGTGAGCGGAGTCGTAGACGTGAGCCGACCGACCATGCCAGCGAAAATCTCTTGGAACACTCTCGGTTGAAAACTCATCACTTACCCCGTGTTGACGTTGATCGGCAGCGGAATCGGTTGCGCGATTGTCGCTGGTTTGACCATCATGTTTATGCTCGTGGTCCCGCCGTCCACCTGGACAGCCAAATATGGCAGAGACTCGATGCGCGGGTCCTGACCAAGCGAAGACAAAATGTTTTGTTTAATGTTG